GACTATTCAACTTTAATATCAACTCCCTGTTTATCAGGTGTTAATTGGTGGCAGTGTGCTATTCCTAACATACAGCCGTACATGAGCCGGTTAATGTTAGAATTTGTTTCGAGTACAAAGATATACAGAGTTGTTCAATATAAGACGTTAATTGTCAGATTTTTGTGTCTGTTTTCACTCTCCGACAAAAGTGAAAGGAGTATCGAACTCATTACGAGATACATGGACGATAAAAGCCCCCGAAAAAACGTTGTTTTCGAGGGCTTTTGATGTTTTATAGACCGGTTCATTTTTGAAAGGAACCGGTTGTTTGGGGTCAGTCAGCGTATCGTCGATTGACGGGTTTGACGTGTATCTCGATACGTTTGTCGTCCAAGATTCGGCGGACAGCTTTCCATAGGGGAAGTTTTTCTACTCCGGCCAGTTTCATGGCCTCAACTATCATTGTGTTTTCAACTAATTGGAGGTAGTCTTCTTCCCGAATCTCGACGTATTTGTGGAGGTCTTTTTTAAGTCTTGCCATAAGTCGCGGGGTGTTGAATTGTTATTTCTCGCCGAAATCAGCGGGCGTCTCGCCCCACAGGGAATTGTTCCAATGGAGCACTTCGATTTTGTCGATTTCGGAGGCCATCGCTTTGAGAAAGATTTCCGCTTTTTTGAGTGCGGCGTTTCTTTTGCGCGAGGCTGTTCGTTTCTCGTTAAACCACGTCAGGGCGGTAAGACTATCGGTGTAGATGATTGCCGGACTGAAACGATGTTCGATGATGTATTTTGCGGCTTCGACAACGCCTAAAAATTCACCGATATTGATGGTCTGGTTTCCGATATTCTGTTCAAAGAGGAGTTCGCCGGTGGCCAAATTAACGGCTCTGTACCGGGTAACTCCTCTTTTCATAGAATGTGCCCCGTCGGTGGCTATTCCACGTTTCGGGCGCATTACAAACCGGGAATGGTCGGTGTGCTGAATCCGTCGTCGGCCATTCTCCGCAGAAGTCTTGCGGCAGCGGATTTGAAGCTGTTGATTACGCCCTCCAAGTTTTCGATGTCGGTGCGGCGTTGTAACAGGGAGACAACTCCCGATACTGTCTTGCTGGAGTATGAATTACCTCCCAGCGGATCGAAGTAAACGGTTTTGTTTCCGAAGTTGACAGTTACCCGGTAAGTTCCACCCGGTATCACCAGTGTGTCAATCGTGGCCTTGAAAAGAAGCGGTGTAGCCGCTACTACGACAAAACCGTTGCGTGAGTGCATTGCTTTGAGTTCGACCGAATACAATATGTTCGGCTGGACTTTGCCTTTCAGGTCTTCAGACAATACACAAATTTTCTTCTTGTAAGGTGAATCCTCACGTACTCCTCGCAGTTGCTTTGTCTTCGAGTGGCGCGACACGAATCCGATGATCTCGCCGGTTCTTTCCGAGGTCGCAAATTTTAATTGCGTTCGCTCTGATATCATACTCTGCTTTCATATTTTTCCAATCTGGTTTTACGCTCAATTAACAAAATGTAAATCAGTCATTATTATTAAAAATTATAACGCAAATTTATATTTTCGTTTTGGAGTAAACAAATAAATTTACTACTATTTTCAGACCGATAAACCGGCTATTTACAGAGAGAAACAGAGTTTGTTACCATAGTCTTTCGTCTTCGGAAAAATGGCTGAAACGTTCGTCGGCAGTGGAGGTTGAGTGGTTGCCGTGACATTTCCAGTACCGATAGACTCTTTCGCCTTTTTCTATACGGAAATAAATATCGTCGGCGTTGATGTACTGCACTCCTTGTTCGGTGGCCGGATTGATCCATGAAGCGGAATTTGCTATCCGTGGGTTCTTTCCGACATACAATTTCTGTTTCTCAGTGCCGAAAATGAAGATGTTCTGCATCCGCACGTCATCGTCCACATCGAACCGGCGGGCGTATGCGGCAAAGTCGTAGATGTCGGTTTGGAGCAGGCTCCCGCCGAAGTAGAATGCTGCACTGTCTTGGAGTTTGCAGAATGCCAGATTCAACGGTCGGCGTAGTCGGATTTCGTTCAACCGTTCTGTTGTAACGGCATTGTTGGTGACGTAAACTACACGGAATCCGTTTCGGGTGGTGTCGCATACTTCGAGATGCCGGACAACCTCCTGCGAGCGGTTGATGCTGTCATCAATCGGGTCTCGTGAGCGGACGCAGTCTTTGAGCAGGCCGATACAGATAATAAGTATCAGGAGACCCCACGGAAGAAGCCGGAAGCCTATCCGCCACCGGATTTCCCGTTCCGTCTGTCGTTTCAATTCTTCTTCTGTCATGGTATCATTGAATTAAAGGTGTTTCGGAAGGATTAACAATCCCCGTTTGTTGAGTTCCTCACGGAGCATTTTCACTAACTGCTCCAAATTCTTCACTTCCTGTCTTTCGCCGGCCTTACGATGAAATAGCGGGGCGAAATAGAGTTTGTGGTCGTCCTTGGTCGGATACGAGAGACCGCCGAGACAAACTTTCGGGGTACGTATCTGGAACAGTCCGTTGACCAGTTTGCATTGCTTGGAGGACGGCACTGAGATTTCGTATTCGGGAAGAGCTTCGGCCACCATTTTCAGAATGGGCCGGATGACTTCATCCGCATAATTCGGTACCGTAATGTTCAATTTCGGCACGGGTTGCCGTTCGGCTTCGGCACGTTCGATGATGTCGAGCTGTCCGGAGGCTTTTGCCGCGCGCTGAAAGTAGCTGTTTAACAGTTCTTCTATTGTCATAACGTTGCTTTTAATGGTTCATGTAAATAAAGAATAATGGTCCGGACGAAGGAACCGGTGCAAGCCGCTTTGTTATTTTTATGCGGCAGCTTCGTCGATGTGCTGCTGCGCCTCCTCGATGGAAGAGATAGCTTCGTCAATAGTATCGATGGCATCGGTCATGCGGGAGCCTTTGTCTGATGACTGGAGGCTTTCGGGCATGTTGTCGTAGGCATCCTGTTCTTCGTCCTTGATGTCGTTTAAGGATGAGATGATTTCGTCCAGTGAATCTCTCACATCTTCGAGTTGTTTTCGTCTGTCTTTGTTCATGATTGATTGGTTTTATTGATATGATATTGAATGAAATTTTGCTGCATTGTAAATCATTCATATCTTTGCATTTAAGTATTAAAGTATGTTTATGTCTAATTTTGAAATAATTATCAATTGTATTACAGCCCTCGGTGCTTTGGCAACCGCAGGAACCTTTATTTATGTGATTAGAAGTCAAAAAGGGACTCAAAAACAGATTGACAGTCTATCCCAAATGGCAGCTACATTTACGCGCCAATATGAAATGGCACGTATTCAGGCCGGGAACACCATATATCCCAAAATCCAAATTACATTGAAACATGATGTGATGTGGGGTATGAAGATATTGGTCAAGAATTTGTCTTATCCCATTGAGATTTACCGTATAATTGTACATACAGACCAGCATCATTCCGATATAACCATAAAGCCTAAAGGGGATTATATCGCTATAAGGCAAGGTGAAACCAAACCTATATTACCTGGCGAAATGGTGCGACATCCTTTGTACTTATATTCAGCATCTCTCCGCCTCTTTTTGGTAACTCCTTTCGATGAGGCGTATGAAGTAAGATATGCGGTTAGCAATGAGCAGGAATCCTATCAATCTGAGGCTATTCCCATTTTGTTCCGTAAAGAAGACCATGAAAACGATACGGAATCCACTATCTCAGCCAAAGAATACAGTATTCACGGAAATATCCCCGGAACAGTAGATGATAACTTTCCGGAAATCTCTCGGGATACTGAATGTATTTAGTTCTTTCATAAGGCAATCAGGGCGGACAATACCCTGATGCCGAGGCGAAACAGACAATGTTTCCAGTCTTGTTGGAGAATATGGTTACGCTTTCTCCGATTTGCTCGCGTGCGGCTTTCTTCGCGTCCCGCAAGCGGACGAAAGAGAGCCGGTTTCCGTACCATTTGTCACAGAACCAATAGTTCGTGGTTGTGAGCTTTGAGGCTGTGATACGAGGATCGGTGTCTGCTCGGGAAGCAAGCAATTTTTCCGCCGCCTGCCGAAGGAAGTCCGGCCAGTCATTGTACGGCATTTTCGACCGCCAGAAATAGTCGTTGAGTATCAAAGGCTGGATGCTGGCCTCTGTTCCGGTGTGGTAGCCTAACAGGCCTGCATAGATGGTTTGGGTAGTACCGTCGGATAAGGCGGAGAAACAGACTCCGCCTTGACGACCGGTCGGCTCGAATTTGCCCCATGCTGATTTTACTTGACGCACCACGATTTTCGGGATGCCGTCTTTGTCTACTCCGTCGCGCAACAATACAGAAGCGGGATGACGGAGTTTCTTCGCTAATGATTTCGATATGAACATGGTATTTTCTATGTTAATCGGTTATTTGTATGAATCGGACATAATCTTCGGTATCGTTAAAGCATTCATCGTTGATGCGCTCTGCCAATTCGTCCAGCGTCAGGCGTTCGACCTCGTATTCGGTTTCGTCTTCTTCGTCAATGGCACTGCGGGAAGGACCGTTTCGCCAGGCGTCGAGCAGTTCTGCATCCGAAACACTGCGGTTCAGATGATTGCAACTCCAAACGAAAGCATAGAACCGTTCTTTGTTGGAAAGGGAGCTAATGTCGTCCACCGTTGCCGAACGAAGAAAATTACTGTCAAATTCCAGCACATCGTCTTCGTGGATGTCCTGTACGCCGATGTGCCATGAACTGTTCGCGCTATTCTGCCGCATGTATTTTACCTGAAGCAGCATATTTCTCCGATAGTCAGCCGGAATATCTCCGAATATTCTGCGGATTTCTGCGATGGCATCGTCGGTCAGGCGAACAAAATCACCGCCTCGGAAAGGAGGACGAGAGTACTCTTTAGAAGATAGGTTTTGTTCTGCACAAAGTTCCTTGTACCAATTCCAGATAGTTATAAGCCAATCTACGTTGATTTCACGAAGCTCGCGGTCTGTTTCCTGAACATCCGTATTCGGGCGCTGGAGCGTACAAGTACCGTCCGCGTGATAGTCGAGCAGGTTGTACCTGACATAGCAGGGATAGCCGTCTTCACCTTCTTCTTCCACAAACACGATGTGAGGCAACCACCCGTCGGGGCGTTCGGATATGTGGCAGAGAGAATCTATGATATTCTGCGATAAGTTCCGTTCTTGTTCTTGCGGTGTCATAATTTATTGTGATATGTAAGTAGTCGGAAAATCAATATCCTCTTCGTCGAAGTCGGTTTGATTTTCCTTGTTGTACTCTTCGATTACGGATGCAGGGATATACGCTTCTCCATCGATGTCGAAACTGCGCCGTTTAAGTAGTCGGTTCAAGGTTGTACTATCTCCCTGGATGATGTTCTCGATATCATCCTTGTTTCCATGTACGGTCACGCCTAAGCGCATCCAGATCGTTACTTCCGGTTGGGGCTCTTCGTCCGCATTTGGGAGGATATGGTAATCATCCCATAGGTGGGCGTCCGATACGCCTTGCACGTAAGCGTCGTATTCCGCCTTGGTAGAAAATTCTATATTCTTGACTACACCACCGTTGTCCATCAGCCATTCGGAAGACGGAAGTTGGCTGGTCTCATTGTAGTATCTGGTGGCATCGCCGCCAAATATGATAGTTGCTTTTATCATTGTTCGGGATGTTTGGAAAGATAATCTTGGATGGATGTGTAGCGGTCCGGTATGGCGGTATTTTCATTGAATCCGTTCAGGCAATGCAGCAGTGCCTTTTCCATGCTGACGTACCGACGTGAGAAAGATTGGATATTGTCCAAGCAATAAGCCTCTATGGCATATTTGAACGGGGCAACTCGCGGTCCGTCTTCTTTGCGAAGTTCCACATACCATCTGCAATCAAGTTGCAGACGGAAGCCGTCCGACTCTCCGTTTTTCATCAGGCGTTCTTCGTCCAGAAGCCTGCGAACGAGAGTGGCATCAAGCAGACCGTCATACTCTCTGTAACATTTAATTCGGGCAGTGTAAGCGGCAGCATATTGCCGGATGTCGTCTTCGGTAAGACGATATTCTTTCGGATAAAAGTCCAGCACTTCTTTTGTCGTGACGGGAATGATTCGTCCGTCTATTTCGATTTCGTAAGTCTTATTTTCCATTATATGTTTTTGTTAGTGAATTTGGGTCGTGCTCGCTGAACAACACGCAGATCGGTATAACCGATGGCTTTCAGTTCATTGAGCAAATCTTTGTATTCGTCCTCTTGCGCAAGAGACGTGTCGGCAATGACACCGGCATAGTCTGCGGCCCCATGCTGTTCGATGTGCATGTAGGATGTTACAGTGCCGTCATGTGGGTCCACATCATCCGGAAAGAGTGCGATGATGTCGCCGTTCTTCCATTTTCTAAAAACCACTTTCGTCATTGCGGCTGCATATTTCTGAGTTCACAATGAAGTCGCCCACGGTTTTCGTGTCTCGGCAGAGCTGGTCGAGGATGTCGTCGATATCCTCCTCGGACACCTCGCCACCGTTTCGATTCTCGATGTCGTAGCGAACCGTGGCGTAAACCGTCTTGACTTCGGTTACCCGAGATTCGTTGCCGTTCCTGGCGATGCCATCGGGAGAAGTGATGTCGAATTTCATCAGTTGGGCAAGGCGGTTGTATTCTTCGTCGTAGAACCGGTTGTATTCGTCCTGATACTCTTCCTTGTAACAGGTTCCGCTGTCAGGATCGTCAGGGTCCTCCGGTTCGACATAGGCATCGAAAGGCAGTTTGTGTTTGTCAACTAATCGGGCAATAGCCAAGTCGCTGGCAATTTCCATGATAGACGAATTGATTTCGTCTTTGTTTTCTTTGTAATACTGGTGTAAGTTCATAATCGTCAGAGTTTAATAAAATATTCTTCTGTTAATGATCGTTTGAGTTTCCGGTTTCCCTGTGCGATGCAGGCGATAAGTTTCTGAATGCGTTTGTTTGCCAGTTCGACTACCTTTTGCGGTGTCGGCTGGGGCATTGCGAATTTCCGGCAGGTCTCGGAGCAGTATTTCTGCCGGGCACGAAGCGGTTTTCCGCAGGCCGGACAACGGCGTTTGCCATCCGTTTCGAGAATCCTCAACACACCGGCATGGAGACCTTGCCACCATTCCAGACGGTCTATTTCGTAATCCTGAAGGGTTACGTTGTTGGAGAAGTCACGGGCCTCCACTTCGACCGAGATTTCGGAGTTCTCCACGATGACTTTGATGGCCGGGTCGTCGTAAGGAGTTCCGTCGTTATCGAACCAAATAATGAAGGTCGGATCCTCCTGTTCTGCATAATCGCCCAACGAGAGTTCCGTCAGACCATTGTTTTTCATAATGGCCACAATGGCGGCCATGATATTGCTGATGTTGTCCATAAACGGGTTTTATTAAGATTAGCTAATATGTTGGAGAGGCGGGCGTTGCCCGTCCATTGATTTTTCAAAAAAAAAGTGGAGCTGCCGGGACTCACGTCAGGACAGCTCCGGTTATCATTATGGCGAATGATGTATCAATAATTGAGTTGAATGGTTCCGTAAACTCCGGCAATCTCTTCCTGCCGGATTCCCAGATAGACCATTGTCACTTGCGGTGACGAGTGTTTCAAAATCATCGACAGCAGTATGAGCGCTTCGGTGGTACGTCCCATCGATTCGTAAACGTAGCGGCCGAAAGTCTTGCGGAAGGTATGGCTGGAGAATCGCTTGATTGGCAGCCGGTATTTTACCCGCAGGTATTTGAGGGTGTCGTTGATGTATTGGGTGGTATAGGGTTTCTTCGTTTTTGGGTTGCAGATGACCGGCAACCGTTTGTCCGGTGAACCGAGCAGTTTATATAGCGACGTGATTCGCCGCTGTACGTTTTCGTTGAACGGAATCTGGCGCGTCTTGCCGGTTTTCTGTTCGATTTTGTAAAGTGCATCTCTATCGAGCACGTCTTTCCATGTCATTGACAGGACATCGGACACACGGCAGGCCGTACAGAAAGAGATGCAGCAGTAAAGTTCCCAAAGATAATTGCCGTCTTCATGAAGGCTGGAGAGCAGGCGGAGGAAATCCTTGAATTCCAAAGGTTCGGCGGTAGTGATTTGACCTTTGACTGACATAGGCATATAGAATTTATGTTAATAATGCGACATCACATGCCTGTTTGGGGTGTCGGGGATTCCTGAAAGAGGGACATGACTTTCGCCCACGTTTCCCGCATCCGGAAATAGTCGTCGTAGCCTTTCTGGTTGATGAAGAAGACGTAAGGCGGAATGTCGGCCTGCTTGAAAAGGTTGTACTCTTTTTCGTCGAGTTTGCGAACCGTGGGAAGTCCCGTTCTGCATAGGGCTTCGTTGACAATCCAGGCTCCCCGGAAGTTATCCATCCGGAGTGAGTCGATGCAGACCACCTCGCCCACACAGCCATTTATCAGAAAGTTGCACACGCACATCAGGCAGCAGGTGTAGTCGATGTCCCATGCGACCAGATAGCTTTGCGGTCGGTCGGCCTTGGCCGCCAACAGCGTCCGGCCACTGCCTGCCGTAGGGTCGCACACCGATAGGATTTTGGCATCCGATTCTTGCTTGCCCATTGTTATTTTCGACATCAGGTCGGTAATGTGCGCAGGCGTGAAGAACTGGCCTTTCTGTTGCTGGCCGCTCTGGGAAGTCAGAGCCATGAACAGGTCACCGAAAGCATCGTACCAGCCGTGCCGTTTGATTTGCTGTGACATGATTTGAATCCATGTGGCGAACATGTCGTAGAATACTTTGGTCTGTTCTTTATTATACCTCCAATCGGAGAGCGGAGGCGTGTCAGGGAGCGAGAACCCGTGTACGATGTAGCGCAACAGGTCCTGAAAGACGGTCTTCACGTCCAGTCCGTTCCGATACGTGAAGTCGTTGATTTGTTTTTCCAGTTCCCGGACTTCTGCCGGGGCGTTGTATCCTTTTGCCATAATCTTAATCTTCACATTCTGCCAGAAGGCGTTTTACATTGCGGATTTTCTCGTCGATGCTGTCCAGCTTTGCGAACGAAGGGGTACATTTGGTGCGGCGCATTCCGGCACCCCAACCGATGTTGTTGGCGACCCGTGTGAGTCGGGCGTTCTCTTTGCTGCGGCTTTCTTCAAGACGCTCCAGCCGTTTTTGGAGAGTTGCTTTCTTGTATTTCATGTCTGAAAAATTAAAAAGGCGAAGAACTTTCGCTCTCCGCCTCGGGTGAATAAATTGTGTTTACTAAGTCGTTTCATCGGGTATTTCATTGCCCGTAAAGGGATGATATAACGGTGTGTTGCCGACAGCTTCGGCGTCAATGGCAAAGCTGCCGAGTTCCACATCATAGAAGAGTTCCAGTTTCATCGGTTCGGTGGAGGCAATTTGTTCGGCCTCTGATTGCGACAAACCGGAAATCATCAGGCTTTTTACCCTTTCTCGGAAAGTTTTCGGGTTGGTTTGGGGTGTCGTCCAAACCTCAACGATTTCCTCTTCGTCATCGGTAATGGCGACAGAGTGGTCGAGAGTATGCAATTCTTTCATCATTTTGGTTCCTCCTACTCTTCGTCCCAATAGTTTTTCTTGTACAGCTCCCGCTGCTGGTCGAAAGACAAGGAGTTCCACCAGGCGTCGAGGTCCTCGGCATCGCCGGACAGCCGTTTGTTTTCTTCCAGATCAAGGTGTTTCCACCATTGGTACATTCGTTCTTTGTACTCTTTCATTGAGACGAAATAGTGAGCCTCTTCACACGAGTCACACCAAAAATCGTCATCGGAATCATCAATGTCCGAGATGTATTCATTCGTATTGCCATCGACCCATGCCCGTACCTGAATATCACGGGAGCCGCAACATTCGCATACATTGATTTGACTTTCATCTTCCTCCTCCCTTTCGGTAACGAACCTTTGTCCGTCATAGAGTTCGCACGCCCGTTCCACGATTTTGTCACGGGCGTTGTTGCCCAGTTCAGCATAGAAGCGTTCGGCGGCACCTGACAACGTGGCACTGCTCAGACCGCACCATTTTGCCCAGAAATGCCCGGCCATGCCACCGAATACGGTTTTGCATTCCGCTTTGCTCCAGCGGTTCCACATGTAGTAGAAGAAGCTGGAGACGATGTTTTCATTTGTTCGTTTCATATTTTCAGATGTTTTAGAACCAAGAGATGAGAACCCAATCATTGCTCGGATCGCTTTCTTTGATCAGGAGGTCGAGCATATTTATAAAGTCTTCTTTGCTTGTTCGTGCTCGGTTCAACTCCTCGTGAAATTCCTCGGCATGTGCCTGATATGTTTCATTTTCCTCACCAATGATCGTTCGCAAGCGTTCCAATTCAATGCGTTGAACTTCGTAATCGTCATCGAACTCGTCTTCTGCCGAATTGGCGATATCGAACATTGATAGGATGTTGTAAAATGCTTCTTGTCCGTCACCGCCGAACATTCCGTGGTTGCAATTCATGTATTCGATGCGGTAGATTTTTCCGGTGTGTAAACTTCTGCTCATATTGTATAGATTTTTATTGTCGGTCAAAAAATGAAATCGACGATGACACGCTTGTCGCCGGAGAGTAACCGCTCGTGATTTACATCATCGTATTTGTAGGTGATGTATTTCTTCGCTTCACGGATATATTCTCCACGTACCCAGACCGGAGCGGTTTCGCGGTCTGAGAGGCGGAAGAGCTCTCCTTTTTTGAGTTGGCGGATTGTTTTCTGTTCCATCGGCTGCAATGCCCAGTTTCATTGCGGCATTCCGCATTTCTTCGTATCTGATGCGATGACAACCGGCCGTCAGAATGTCGTTCTTGTATGAATTGATACTCCAATTATGGTTGTTGGCATCATGGACAAGGTCATGTCGGAAGTCGGCTTCGTTTTTGTGGAACAGTTCAACCAGTTTCCAAAGGCGGACAGCTTCCTTGGCTTTGACCTGAATGCCCATTGAGGTCTCGATGCACCCGTTGTGTACCCGGAGCAACGCATTGAAGTCAAGGCCGTAAGGAACGGTGAACCATCTATTTGAAATTTCGCCCGAATACCATAGCTCTTTTTTCTCCTCAAAAGACATGTTGGCTATACGGTGCCGCTCCTCTTCCTCACGCAACCATCTCTCACGACGTTCGGCATACCGCTGCTCCCGTAGTTCTTCATTTCGACGATTGATTGCGTCCTGCCGTTCTTTACGTTCGGCAAAATGCTCCCACAGCAGCGGGTCGTCGGTACGGTCAATAAAGAGTTGAGAGAGCCGGGTTTTGTATTCTGCGGCTGATGTGGTTTGAAGCAGACCGCGTGCAAGAATATCGAGGAACAACTCCTGATATTCGGACTTGTTTTCTCTCGGTAGTTCACTGGAATAACGAGGTCGTTCGCCTGTTACGGTCCAGAATTTCGTAATGTCTTTTTTTGCGGTACTGCTCAATTTGGCCAGTACCGGCATGAGCCAGCGACCGGTTGCGGACTTTTGCCGTTTGTCAAGTCCCCAGAATTCAATCCAGCGACCGATGTTGAGCAGGCATTCTTTGACATGTTCCGTATAATTCTGAGTGCGGGATTTCTGCTGTGCATTGATGTAATCACTGATTTTTTCTACTTGATCGACAATGTAATATGCCGATTCGTAATAGCTGTATTCCGACAGCCTGTCGTTGTGTAGGGAAACCGACCGGGGCGTGTAGAAAATCAGTTCTCCGTAGGGAATCGCTTTCCGCACCATGCCCATGTGTTTGCAGGTGGTGTTGGAATAGGTCCGGGTTGTTACCAGATAGGCTTTTTGCCCTTGTTGATTTGCTTCTACCGAGGCACATCGGAAATGTGACCCATAGGAATAAATATCTTTGCCCTCGAAGTAGAAGTTGCGCCCATTCCGTGCGCTATCCTGACTTTGATGTGCCCATAGATGGGCGACCATCGGGGCATCTACGACGTATCTCATGATGTTTCTGTTTTATCTGTTGAAGAATAGTTGAAAATGAAAAAGAGAAGGCGATAACCTTCTCTCTCGTGTTAATTTTTATAGTCGTTCGAGAACCTTCCGGAGGAATTTTTTGCTCAGTACCTGTTTGCAGACTGTGACACCGGACCACCCGTTACCGGAGTTCTTGTCGAGCAGTTCCCTTATGAATGTCAGCCAATCTTTGACCGGTTTTTTGTTCAGTACGGCCAACAGGCGTTCCGCTTGAATCGTCCAGTCGTGAAATTCCGGAGACCAAGGGGCGTTTATCAGTTCGGACATGGGAATCGTGAACATGTTTTTCCCGATTGGCCTGACAGCCGGATTTTGCCCTACGCTGCGCACGGTATCGGCAATGGCCTGTTCAATACGTTCTTTCTCCCGTTTATACTGTTCTTCCAAACGGTCGAGTGCGTTGATTTGGTCTGCTAAAATACCCATCCGATAAAAGGTCTTTTTATGCCGAATTCCTCGCTGGCCTCATCGCTTCCGCAGTCACATTTGCCGACGGGCTGCCCTGAGCCGCATTTGCAGAGATCGATGCCCCAATGGTTGACGCAATGATTGCAATTACAGAAGACCTGCGGCAAACGTTCTCCCGTAAATCCTATACGGTTGAAAACCTCGCGGCTCATACTGTTACTTGCGCCGTTCTCGAATGTTACGGTCATCGCTCCGCATACGCATTCCTGAATGTATTGTACCTGTATCATGTCACGCGGATTTGAGTTGGAATTCGATGCCGGAAGGCAGTTTGGAATAGTCCACTTTTTTCAGGAAGCGGTCAAATTGTTCCTGGGTAACGATGTCGTTCTTGGAAGCATAGTCCCGCCAGTTGAATACGCCCGTGTTTCGATGGTCGTAGTAGATGAAGTTGTCGAGTGGCATTCCACAGCGAAGCACGTGGAGTTTGACGGCGAGTTCCTGATCGATTTTCGCCTTTTCATTTGCCGCATGGGTTTTAAGGTCTTCTATTTTCTTCCGTTTGGCGGCAAGCAGGGCTTCGTGTCTGCGTTTTTTAATGTTGGCGGGCAGATAATACCCTTCGGCAATTCGGGTTTCCACAAGCTGGAATTCTTCCTCTGTGAGAGGGGTGAATTGATAGCGAACGGAGGTGTCCTCAAATTGTTCTTCGGTCAGTTCTTCGAGTTGTTTGATTGCGGCGCGGGCTTCCTCCTCCCAACGAGCGGGTATTCCCATCGTCTGAAGCAGGTAGGTGAAGTAAAGTTGGTCTTCCGCTTCACGAAGGAATCGGTCGTACTCTTGTTGGGTAATACGGAGTTCGCTCATTGTAACCTCCTTGGAGCTATTTCGCAAGTGGTAGAATCCGTTGCCTTGCGCATACATCGGTGCTCCTTTGGCGTCGCACAGGTGTAAGGCGATGAACGGACACAGTTCGGGAAAGGCCACTGCAATTTGTTCATGGCAACACCCTGCCATGCACCATTTCCAGACACCGTATTTGTCCTTTTCGTAGATGGTTGCTGTAATGCCGAAGTCGGCATGTCCGTTGCGGCAGTCATCGTCGAGCCGCACCTTAACGTCTATTTTGTAGCCGTTTATGATTTTTGTTGCGTTATATTTCAGTTTATCAGCCATTGCGGTATGTGTTAGTTTGTTGATAATGCAAATTCCGGGAATGGGAGCTCCAGACCGAATGTGCAGAGATATTCGGCTTGTTTTTGCCGGTTGTCCTCGGCAATTCTATCATCGATGTAAGCTTGGCATTCGCTCTTGAGCTGGTCGAGCCCGTCATCACCGAAGAATCCCCAGCAACTGTCCAGAATTTCCGTGTCGTCATCTTCCGGCGTAACCTGAAATCCGTACACTTCACCATGCAGGTATTCATTGTACGTGTCGATTTCATTTTGGAGGTATTCCTCGATTTTCTTGCGGCGGGATTGCGTGAGCACTTTCCAGCCGTATTCCTTTTTTACCTGTTCAACACTGACCGCCACAATCCCGAACCATCCGCTGTCCCATCGGCACGAGAAGGGGCCGGATGAAATGCTGAGACCACTATGGTCATAGAGGAAAAGGTTCAAAGCGACATGTTTTTGCAGGAATGATTTCCGAATGTTTCCGGGACGGCCGTCGCATACTTCGTCGAAGTCGAAATGTTCGTCGAACTCCTTTTCGGGACGGTAACGCCGGTGTGCCGTGTAGAACGTGCCGAGGTTGCTCCACTCGCGCGGACTTTCGGGGCAGTCATCGTAGTAGATATTGATGTGGTGTCCTTTATAGGTTATTTGTTCGTATCTGTTCATATCAGTATGTATAAGCAGTTTCCAACTCGCTTTCGTAATTCTCGAAAGCTATAAGGTTCTCTTCGTCCGTCACCTCCTGATCCCAGAACAGTTCGACAAAACGCTCTATCACATCCCGCATGGCGCGGGTGTATTGTTGGAGGTATTTTACGGCCCTCGTGCGCCGATCTGTCGTTTCGTATTGCATGATGATTTATGATTTTGATTGTTCATTCAAATGTCGTTTCGATAGTCGAGCAGGTATTGCTCGAAATGGTTCTCACAAATGATCTGGTTACGGTCGATGTCTGCGGAGAAATCATCCCACTTGTAACCGTAATCTTTCAGTAATTCTTCTTGCTCCGACCGGCTGAAATCCCTCACGTCGATTTCGCCTTCCCGCCAAAGCATATTGTCCGTTGCGAATTTTCGGACCTCGGGCACATTGTGCGCATCGTGCAGAAACTCTGTCGGGTGTCCGAGATACCGCTGATAAACCCGATTGGATTCCGTTTCAGCACACGGTAGCAAATCACGGTGGCAGGTGTTAGGCTCGCAATACCAGAATTCCGTATCCGATATTTTCAAGCAGAATTGCAGTTGGTCGGGATCGGTGCATTGAATGTCCGGGTTAAGAAGCCGCTTCATGCGATTTCAAATTGTACCGAGAAGTGGAATTCTTTTCGGAGGTGAACAATTTCCGCCATTGTTTCAGGGTCTTTCCCGTATGGGTAGAAGATTGTGAACTGGCGGGTCAGGCACCGGATGCCTTTCTTTCGCAGTTTGTACAGCAGGTACGCCCTGCGTCTGAGTTGTTTCTTATTCATTGTCGTTACATTTTTAGAGGATACATAATAATGTGACTACCGATGTGGGGCATGGCTTTATCCGTTCGATGTATGGTCTTCCGGAAGGATCCTGAGGCACGGCGTGTAGCCAGCGCCTCAGGATCCTGTCAAGGAAGACGAACTGAAAGTTTTCGGTCCATCACATCAAGCCTGCCAGGCGATGACGGCTTACTTCCTACGCCACTGGGCCATCTTCTTTTTGATGTCGATGCCGTTGTCGTCGAGCATCTTTTTCAGTGCGGCAAGCAGGCGCCAGCCATTACCGTTCTTATACTCTTCGGCCTTGGCCGAGAGAAATGCGAGCGACTGGTATTTGTCCAGTCGTCGCCCACGGTCGTCGATGGCCGTACAGTTGTGAAAGCGGATGAGGTTTTGCATCGTGTAGAATGCGCCGGCACCTTTGTAGGCATCTATCCACGCCTTGCTTTGGGGTGTGGCGTGCTTCATCTTGAACCGCTTGTCGTTGAACTTCGTCACGGCATTGTAAAGCTGGGTGGCATTTTTAGCCGCTTCGATATGGTAGGCCGCAAGCCGCAGCGGGCTGTAGAGTTTGGAGTTCAGGTCCTGCACGAAGATGTTGTGGCTGCCGAAACGCTTGTAAGGAATGCCCTTGCATCTCTTGACAGGCAGGCCCTCGACATGCGCTTTCAGTTGTTCGATGTAATCTTCCGCCATAGCCGTAGCGACCTTGACGTTGAACCAGCGGTTCCTGTCCGCGAAGTTCTCGGGGTCGTTTCGCTCCATCTTCTGTTGGGCACGCAGTTCGTCGAGCAGCATCTTCCACTGGTACTCATAGCCCAGACGGTGGATCATCTCCGTCACGCCGACCGGATTCCAAGCGCCGTAGTCCTTGTAGGAGAGCATGTGGAACATCTGAGCCATAACCCAGCGGCGGAACAGACGGCGGTTGGGTACGGTTCCCTTTTCGAGGATGTAATCGAAAATCGGGTCGTTGTCGTCCAGAATCGACAGTTTGCCGTTCTTGTTCGAGGCGACATAATCACCGCCGTTGGCTCCCTGCATGGCAAACAGACAGCTCACGTCCACGCCGACACTGCGGAGTGCCTCGATGCGTTCGTGCGCCGTCTTGGGCAGTTGTGCCTGTTTGATTGATGCCGCAGGGTTTTCTGCGATGGTAACTTTTTTGCCTGCGATGGCAAGTTCCGTCCCGCATGTCGGGCACGTAACATTCGTCTCTTGTTTTTTCTTCATGATTAAATAGTTGATTGATTATTATTCGGCTCTACCCATTGTCTGAGTATTACCAGGTCCTTGTCTTCTTTGCTCTGCCAGAACCACCGGCCGAACTTCTCGGGATTCCATTTGAAGCCGCCGAGCAGTTGGCTGAGGATGAATAGTTCCAGCTCGATTTGTGATTTGTCGCGCCGCTCTCCATAGAGCATGTCGTCATCACTCAATTCTCTTTCCGGTAATGCCATGAAATAGCGGCGCGATGTACTCTCGCTGCGTTCCGACGGAATCGAGTGCTTGTAACGACGGTACAGCTCTTCCACTTTCGAGAAGAACTCCTCTTCACTGCAATGCGGCACTCCGAGAACGCCTTCATATGAGCTGTTCCGGATGACGTACTTGCCGTCCACTTTGAGGCTCCGCATTTGGAAATCAACCTTGAAACGCGCCCCGTTTTCTACGGCACTGACTGTTTCCTGATAGATATTGTCCATAGCTTCTACGAATTGGTTATGTCCGTTCTCCTGAAGGCGGGAATGCTCAGCTTCAGGTTGTCGTTAATCAGGAATTTCCTGTCGCACTCGCAAATGATGTGGGTGTCCGTTACCCGCTTGATTCTCCGTGTAACTTCATCGTGGGAGGTATATGGCCGCCCGTCCTTGGTTCCGTTATCTATATCTCCCGATATATGATACCAGTTTCCGATTTCAATGTCTTTTACGTTCATTTTTTATCTGGTTAAATTGTTTGTCATTAAATGCACTCGAATCGCTGACGCATGGCTTTATAGCTCTGATAAATACAGTAGGTCCTGGATCCAGAACCAGGTAATCGCCTGGTCAGGATCCAGGTAGAATACTGTATGTTAAATTCGATTCCTCGTGCAAAATCGAGCTGCGTTGCCCGTAAGTCTCAATCAGGCCGGCACATTGCTTTATCAGTTCGATATGAGCAGCTATTCAGCTACGGACCTTGTCCACAGGCATCTAATCAGATGCCTTGGACTACGGTCCTTGATGTTATTAGCTGCACCATTAAACTCCTGACCTTGACCTTTTCACTTTGTGCTAAGTTTTGCCGTTCTTAGGATTGCGGCACGTTGCTCTAATAGGTCGATGTGCGCCGCGATTTGAAGTCCGGGCAGCGACGTCGTGTTCCTGATAGTGAATAACGACGTCATTGCCGGGACTTCATTGCTTGCGGCACGCTGATTCTTGTCCCCTGAACCGCAGTTTTCCGTGCTGAAAAAATCTCATTCGGACGGTACATTCCTTTATTTTCCTGATGTTCGCTGCTCTGTTCTGCTGGCCTGGGATTCTCCTCCATCCACTCGGATGGAGGGAAGCTCTGGCCGCAAGTTCAAGAGCTGCACAACTGAAATTCCGATCTCGACTTTTGTAGCTGTGTACTCAGCTTCTCATGATTCTCTGAATATCGGCACATTGCTTTATTGTTTTGATGTACGCCAGTTTCGGAAGCCGGATGGTCGCCGTCGTATGACGTTAGGGATACGACGGCGCCGGACGGGCTGTATCGAAACTCGGCATGTTGAATCATATTCCTTGAATCACCGCGCTTTCGTGCTAAAGGGGAAGTTCTCATAATGACAGACACATTTCTTTACTTGCATGATGTTGCCCGCGAGAGCCCAGCTCTTGAGGAGTCTGAAGGTGATGGTCCGATCACCTTCAAGACTCTCGATAGAGCTGGGTTACACGCGGGAATCTCAAATCCATTCCTCGAACTTCTGCTGATGTGTTTCAGTTCATCGGATGTCAGGCAGGCGACACATTTCTTTACGACTTCGATATATTACAGGAGGAACCAGAACTCACCGATCCTCGCCGGTTGTTAGACCGGCGAAGATCTATGCGTTCTGGTCTGCCATCCTGTAACATTGAATTTTGCCTCTTCATCCATTTACCGTGTGTTCGGTATATCCTATAATGATGCTACCAGCGTGTTGTACACAGCCCGACTTGTCAGCAGGGCATTCCTCATGCAACCAATCGTCAGATAGCCGGGGATGTTGCCTCCGGTTTTGGAACGGTTCGCTTTCACATTACGCCCACGCCCCCGGACAATACATCCGTCAGACTTGTTTCTGACATATCCCAGACCTCCGACTTTGCGTTTACCGGTTGCGACTGCCCGCAAACAATCCATGGCAAACATATTCAGTTCGTCAAGGTCTTTCCGCACGTTACATACGGGAAGAATCTGTGTCGCCCAACTGAACTCGCCGTTGCCCTTGTACAAATAGCGGTTCACGGAATTGACTGCCTTTGTCAGCGTCGTATTCCGGTTGCGAATCGTTCGTCGTTCGATTTCCTTTTGGAAGGTTTTGATACGGCTGGACGAGAGAGAAATCATTTTGCCCTTAATGCTGAACCCGAGGAATTTGAACCAGTGGTCAGCGGTCAAATATTCCACCTTTTTCGGATTGAGCTGCATGGATTTCTCAGACAGTCGCTTCCGGAGCAATTTCATCGCCTTTTCGTAGTCGGCGCCGATGAAAAGCATATCGTCAGAATAGCGTACATAGTAGCCATTCATCTGCGAGAGTTCTTCATCGAGGTCATACAGGAGCACATCTGCCAGCCAGCTTGCGACGGCACACCCTTGTTTGAGCGATTGGTATTTCCTTTTGAGGCAGTTATCCTCGTCGAAATACAGGTCGGAATGATAGTATTTCCGCAGCACGTCGATTAAAGCGGAATGGCCGTACTTGGCTTCTACCTTATCGAATGCCTCATCGATGAATTGAATCGGTACGCTGTCGAAATATTTGGAGAGGTCGGATTTCCAGCCCAAAACTCCGTTCTTTGCAGCGTTCACGATCTGATGACTGACCTCGGTAACCACTCGGCCGCAACCTATTCCTGTCTGGTAGGACTTGCAGGTCTCGTGGAGCATTTCAGGCATCAAGTCAAACAGGAGGTCGTTGGCGATACTGAGTATCACACGGTCCATCGGCTCGTTTACATACACTGTGCGGAACTCGCCGTTGTCTTTGGGGATTTGAGCCGTATGGGGCGGAGAGATTTCATACTTTCCCAGCATCATGGCTTCAGCCATTGCCAGCCGGGTATGTTCGTCGGTCAGCCGGATGAGCTGGTCTTTCCGGATGTCTTTGCCCACACCTTTCTCGATTGCTTTCGTCCATCGCTCGATGTCGAAAAACATTTGCAGAATCTTTTCTGCCATATTATTACTCATTTTATTTGTTCCTCCTTGCATACGAGTACATCCCCGACAATGTAGTCGGACAAGCTCGGATGATTCTCTTTGAAAATGCGTGTAGCCGTTGGGTTGTGTTTAAGACCATGCACCTTTCCTTCCTCATTCACGACCATGATTTCCGTGTCATTCAGAAACACGAGTTCGATGTCTCCTCCGACTATTGCCTGCATTTCCTCCAGCTTAAAGTCGGTTCCATTGGCAGGTTGCACCGGTTGGCGCGTCCCATCGGTTTTAATAATTTCAGCCATTTATTTCTTATGTGTAAAAGTTATTATTGTCTGACCGTCATAGCCGCATTGCACTTTCAGCCCGAAAGCCTCGGCATCGGAACTGATGCAGCAGATGTCCCAGACGTTCAGTTTGCCTGCACAGGTTATGACGGTATTGTTTTCCGAGATATGCGGTGATTTGCCTTTCAATGCAGCACCGCCGGATATTCCGCGCAGGATGATTCCGCGCTGATGTGTTGTAAGTTCTTTCGTTTCCATAGGCAAATCGGAATTTGTTAAAGAATAGATGCTATCCGAATGTTCCGGCGGAATTCGGGCATATTTTTTTGTCGGTACACGTTCAATTATCGCATACCGGTCATCGGGTTCAGAACCCGAAACAAGGGGCGCACGGTGCCGTCAACACACGGATTCCGACCCAGACGAGCACGAGCAAGCCTGCGACGAATACCGTATTCAGAATGGCATCCTGCCGTTTGCGGGCAAAGGCGATTATCTTTTTCATGACTTTGATTATTTCGATTATACATTTTGCAATCGGGCACAAAAAAGGCACGAGTTCTCGCCCGTGCCTGCACCGATTATTTCTCACTACATTAAGCTGCCGGCGTCGGGGTCGGCGTCAGTTGCGGCATTTTGATGATACGGCAGCCCTCACCAATGAGCACACGATATACTCGGACGAGGTTGCGCCCGCGAAAACTGCTAACTGTTACACTTTGCACACCGGCTTCGCCCAGTCGTTTCAGCATGGGTTTGGCAGCTTTGAGATGTTTGAAGCAGCCGTAACTCTCGGTTCCGGCATTGTTATATACGTCTATCATATTTTTACTGCATTAGTTTTTTTAGGAATTTCCAAGCCTGCGGGCTATACCTCCGGCACACGAAATTTTCCAGAGGTTCTGTGCGTTCATAGCCGCAATTCAGGCATAAATACCGCACGAATTTGTGCGTGATGAAGTACAGCATCCCCGTTTCATGGCTTTTGCAGCGGTCGAAATACGGGGAGATGCCGAGCGCAAAGTGGGCAGAAAAATTTTCCGCCACTTCATTGAAAGCGATGAGTTTGTACATGACCGGATACGAAAAGGACAGCGCACATTTTCTGCACGCTGTCCGGCTCTGATTATATCGGGTTCGTTATGCCGTTACGCTGCAATCGCTACGGTTTCAGCTCCGTTTCTCGGTTTTCTGCCACGTCTGCGGGCAGGTTGTTCCGCCACCGTTTCGGCAACGGTTACGGGTGCCGCACTTTCGGCGGTAGCTTGTTCGGCAGACTGTTCGGTCTGCACCTCTTCGGGCTGTGCGGCGTCTTTGGGCAGTTCCACACGGAAATTCAGTGCCTCCATGAGTGCTTTGGTGGCATTGTGGATGTACTTTTTGCGGTCACGTGCCGAGCGTTCCAAGTCCTTTTTGGTCGGCATTAACCCGATTCGTGCCCATACGCTTGCGTCGAGGTCGAAAACTTTGACCGTAACGCCTGCGGAGGTGCGGATGATGAGCCGGTGCGGAGTTCCTGCACGGAGTTTCGAGCGGATACCGTCGTTCGATTCGCGGAGCAGCGATTCTTTGGTCTTCACTTCCCAGAACGTAGTCACCACGTTGCGCAGCACGCGGAACATTTCGTCCTGCGTTTTCACGGTCGCTTCGTAATCGGCACCGAAAAAGTGCATAGCCGTGTTCTTGCCGTCCTTGCCGGCATACTCGAAAATCACACCTGCGGCATTAACTGCCATGTTTGCAAACTGTTCTGCATTTAACTTACTGATTGCCATAATGATAAATTTTTGTGAATTTCTATGCAATAGTGCATATTGAGGGCACTGCGGAATCGAACCACACGTTCTACGGATGGCAAAACGGCACGACCTGTGCGTGCCCAAAAATCGCACGCTACCTTTCACCCGATAGCGTGCAGATTTCATCTCAATTTGCACCTCACTAAAACGTGCCCTATACTCGCTATTTCGGAAAAAAGCCCTATATTTGCATTGTTCACACACAAAAGCAGTTTTCCGCTGTCATGGCAAGCCCGACATACTCCAATTTCCGACGGGTGCTTCTTTGGCACGTCCCCCGTCTTTTCCAACGGGGCAGCTAACATTCGGGCGGTTGGCGGCTGGTGATTGTGGGCATAATCTCGGCAATGCCCTTTTCTCAAGCTCCGTGCGGATTGTTTTTACCGCATAGCGATTTTTATCTCCGGCTGCGCAAGGGCAGACTTATGGCATTATTTTATCGCCTCCCTTTTCCATACGACTCTCGCCCTCCCAAAATCACGGGCTTTGCGTATGCGGACAAAATACACGTATTTTGACCGTTCCGACTTGCTACATTGGTTTGTAGTCCTGCGCGGTGTGGTTGTTTGACACCCTCTTTAATCGCTCCAAAGCGAACAGGCGAATTTTCGTTTGTCCGAGCCACGAAAACAGGTTTCCCACAAAAAAGGCTCTTTGTTTCTCGCTGTTGCGGTTTTCGCTGTCTGTTTCTTATTTACTGACTTTTTTTTGTTTTTACTATTTACAGACTTTCGGCGTGTGTGCCGTTTTTGAAAGTCTGTATATTTTTTGTTTCTGTTTTCCCCGTCTGTTTGTCGGGGCTGTTTCCCTTTCGGGTTCAATTCAACTCTAAAACAAATTTTTCAAACCGCAAAATTTTTTTTCGTCCGATTGAGAAAAACGGCTCTAAAATGAGAGTGAACGCCCGCGCGCGATGGCTATTTTTATTCGATTGAAAATCAATACATTACAAGAAAGTGGAATTTTTTTTTCAAAAAAATATAGGGTTCAACGTTCAAAAATGGACTGAAAGAAAAACTATATATATTGATAGTCAATTATTTGTTAGTTGATAACCGTCTAAAAACAAGGGCGAAAAAAAATTTTGCTTTCAATCCGAAAGAAACAAAGGTCTATTTATAGACTTTTAGTTTCACTTTTCTACAAAGTGAAGGTATTAAAGTATTGAATAACAGTACACTAATAATTTTTGAAAAGAACGGGGTGGGTACTACCCCTGGTGCGGATTCGATACGCGCCCTACGGCCTGATTTTCAAGTCCCGTTTTTGGCTCTGACTTTTTTGTTCAAAGTTTGGCACGGTTTCGGGGGATTATTTGTTCAAAACAGAACAGGATTTGCAGCGAGAGAAGTCGTCAGGTCATAGACAGACTTTGCAAGAATCCATTTACCCGCCAGTTTTGCATTGTCGGATTCTCTTGACAATCGTCATTTCATGTTATGGCAGATATGGTTATGCAGAGAATCCTGTTTACTAAAACATTCCAAAATGGGGCATTAAAGCAGACGGTCGCATATACAGTCTTGCATAGGAATTTGTGCGCTAATGAATTATCGAATTTTTTGTCGAAACTTTTATTAGGTTTCCCTAAAAAGAAAATTGATAATTTAAGCCCGCATTTCCCGGACAATCTTTATCTTTGCCTAAAGTAAACTTGTATATAATTTATAGATGCAAATACCGGATGAGTAAAAGCAAGTCGGCAATCCATGATTTCTTCCGATGTTACAGACCGAAGAATGAGACGCATGAACTGGCCATAGCGCAGTTTTGTGCCCAGCGACGCTTTGTCGTCTCTATCGACGCGACACCCGACAAACGGTTGCCCGTAACATACGAAGAGTTCCGGCAATGGTTCGAGACGGATACGCCCCGGCGCGGTGATGTCGTGAACCTTGTAGGGCAAGGGATTTCAGGGATTGTCGAAACGGTGGGTGTAAACCAATCCGTGTGCCTGTACGTCTCGATCCGAGGCGATGAACTGAACGCCGCTTCCGGATGTTTCGACTATACCTCGTTGGAAATCGCCGACAAGGAGACGGTTCTCCGCCTGCAACGGGCTCTTTACCGGGAAGGGCTGGTTTGGAACCGGTGGCGTAACCGAATCAAGCCGCGTGAAGTACCTAAAGAGAATGTCCAATACCAGATCAGCGTATTGGGTCGGAAAATCGGTTACGGCGTGTTTCGGGAAATCGATGCCGAGGGGCGGATTGTCATGTACTGCATGAAACCGGAAGATGGACCTGTACGATATTCGCTGCGGGAGGTTGTCGGACCGGCAGAAGATTACCAATTGGAGCCTATCAATGTAGGACAGCGTGAGGAACTGGCGAAAGAGCTGGAAAAGGCCGGTGTCCTTTGGAACGGGTTTTACAAGCGGATCGAGCCGGTCAATTATCTGGCTACGGCGGGAAAAGGCTACTACTACCTGGATGAGTTCTGGGAGGTGTGCAGGACTATCGAGCAAGGCAAGGCCAAAGGTGCGAAGTATTTCAATAACGGGAACTATTCCCGGTATCGGGAACCGATGGAGGAACTCCGGAGGTATCTTTTGAACGAACTGGGTATCGGTGCTGTTTCCCGTTCTGAAGAGACCGTGTATTACTACCTGAAAGAGTTCTGGAAGGTCTGCAAGACGACGGATAAAGGGCGACGAAGAGATATAAAGCGAGCCAGGGCCGGTAATTATTCCACCGATGAAGAGAGCATAAAAGAACTTGCCTTACAGTTACAGGAGAAACGGAAGGAACAACTGTCCCGCTATCCGTTAAAGGGATAACCGTTTACAATCATCCGCTATCCATCACTCCTTGTAGCTGGATAAGTAAATCCCGCTTTGGAATTTCTGTATCGGTATTCTCTATCTTCTTCTAAAGAAGAAGCAAGGTGGTGGGTATAAATAAAGCACTTCCGCTACGCTCCAGTGTTTATTTATACCCTTTAATGCTCACCCCTAAAGGGGTTCGCTATGTTTTTCTTTTAGTAGATAAAAAAGAAAAGTAAGATAGTAGTATAGTATATATAATATTACTGCATCTTACTTTTCTGTTTTATAGAGTTAGAAATAGTTGTCGGTCAGCCCCCATCGGGGCTTTTTCTATGGCCGTAGGTTTGCTCGAACTTCTCCCTGAAAGCCTTTACCGTCTCTTTGGGCAGGTAGCGGCGCACCTCGCCGCAGAGCCGATCATACTCTTCCAGAGGGAGCGTGTCGAGGTCTGCCATTTCAATCTCCACGTCCGGATGCAGCCTGCGGAAATAGAATCCCGCCGCCTGTGCGTATTCGCCTTTGCAGGCCCGGCTGACCGTCTTGACGGAGGTTCCGGTGATTTCGGCACACGACTGCATCGACTTGAAGACGGCGACCAGTATGCGCGTATGGCCGAACAGCAGCACCTGTTTCGGATGCCGGAATGAACTGTTGCTTTTTCCTTTGTGTTTCATACGGTTTTCATTTTGCCATGCGTTGCAGGATTCGGGTAATGAGCGGTATGTTTTCCACGTTGACCCACTCTTTTGCCACGTTCCAGCTCAGTGATTTGCTAAAACAGATATTCTCTTCCGTGAGGATATGATACGACAGGCGTCCTTCCGTCGGTTTAAGGTTCAGGTCATGCAGTTCGCACAGCCCGTTTTTCCAAAATATGCAGCCGCACTCCGTCTGGAGGGCCTGTACCATCAGTATCGGGAACGGTATGGCTCCGACCAACATACCGACAGCCCATAATGTAATCCGCAGCCGTTCTTCATATCCGGCCTCTATCAGTCGCCAGATGTCCTCCGGCGTGCCCAGACAGGGCGTCAGGCATTGTCTCCGGCAACGTGGACAGTCGCAGCTCACGGGATAGCGGCCCGTAGCCCTTGAAATCTTATCAGTCAGTTCCTTGCTCATACTGTTTCTTCCGGTTGTTGCCCGGCATTCCTTCTGTTCCACAATTCGATGATTTTCTCCCTGCCGAGTAGTGACCACCGCTTACGGGTGCCGAATGCCCATCGTTTCTGGGTTTTGGGATTCGTCCAGTAGTACGGCACGTCGATTTGCCACTCCCGATATTCCGGTAGGACAGCCCATTGCTTTTTCACGAACCGACAAATGCCGCTATCTTCCAGAAACTTACTCATGCGACTGGCCGAGATGCCGATTTCCCGGGCAAGTTGTGTGGGAGTGAAATAATCCACGCCTTCCGTCAGATGGCTGTACGGGTTTTCCACCCTGCGGCGTCCGGACGGCAGCTCTGGACGTTTAGGCGGTTCCCTGTTCCAGAGTTCGAGAATCTGGTCACGGCCGATCTTGCTCCACCGCTTCCGTGTTCCTGCCGCATAGCACTTGCCGGTGCGCAGGTTGTTCCAGTAATACGGCATATCGATTTGCCAGCTCCGGTATGGCAGGAAGGCTACCCACTGGTTTTTCGAGAACTTACAGATGCCTTTCTCGGCAAGGAACTGGTGCAACTGCCGGGGTGTCGTATTAAGCTCCTGTGCGAGCCATGTCGTCGAATAGTAATCCCGTCCCTCTATCAGGTTGTCGTAAAACTCCACTTTGTAGGAATCGGCGTCAATACGTTCCTGTTGCAGGTGTATCTCCCGCCGCTGGGCGACGATCAACTGCTGCGCCTCGTCGAGGCTTTGCGGCACGGGTAGATTCTCGGTGGTGCTCATACCGCTTTCAGGTCGGGGTTCCAACGTGGCATAGCCCCGTGTCATCAGTTCGTTGATTTTCGTGTTGCACCATTGCGAGAACTCCGGCGACAACTGCCGGGCGAACTCCATCGCCAATTCTTCATCGATCCATGTCGCCCCGTTGTTACGGCCGCGCGTGGTGAAAATCTGGCTGTCGAGGCTTTCCGAGATGCCCTTCTCGACCAGATGCTGGCGGTAGCGGACGAAATCCGCCTTGCGCAGTATCTCTGCCGGCAACACTCCGAAGCTGCGGGCCATCTGCGTGGCGTTTATCATCATCTTGTTGTTGGCCGCACGGAAAGAGATCGGATGGTCCTGATAACTGAACACCACATCTTCCTGCTGTGCGAGGTGCGTCGCTCTGGCAGACTGTATGGCCGCATCTTCGAGCAGTTCGTTCAGCCACGTCTCCACTGCGGCGCACTTCTTTGCCGCGATGGAGTTTTCACGCCGCATAGGTCGGATCAGCTTATAGACATCGTAAGGGCTGATGGCCCACATCTCGCGTCCTTTCTTGCGGAACGGGATCTGAATACTGGAGGGTAACTGGCGGATAGCCGCCTTGTCGGTCAGCATCTCCTCGCGCCCCAATACTTTGCAGAGGTCATGCAGGTTCACCCATGCCAAGGTTTTGTCATCGTTGAACAGCACCCTGACCGGGTACTCTTCACATAGTATCGCATTGCTTTTCATCTTGTATTATTTTTCATTCTCTTTCTCTTCTAAATCACGTTGTTTACAGAATTTTCGGAACTCCTTGCGCCGTTCCTCATACGCCTGCCGCTTGTGGGCCATCTCACGCACCGTGAAATAGCGGCGCTCCACACCGCAAAGGCGGTCGTACTCCTGCAATGTCAGGTTGTCGAGGTCCGACAGGTCGATTTGTACATCGGGATGCGCGTGCCGGAAATAGAAGCCTCCGGTAGCTACATACTTTCCGGTACAGGAGAACGATATGCTTTGGAGGTTGATACCTGAAAAATCCGCCGCACTGTGCAGCGAGCGCACCACGGCAATGAGTACATACGCCCCGTTGAAGACCAGCAACTGCTTCGACGGTAAAAATGGACCTTTCGTTTTCATAGCTTATCGGTGTTTGGGGTGGAAAGCAGTTCTTCACGGGTAAACCGCTGCTGCGCCTGCATGAGGATGTAGGAATCGGAACACGCGATTCCGGTCAGCAGCATCTGCGACATGCTATCCAGCAGGTACACTCCGAATACGGGATCGGCACAACAAAGGAACGGCAGGGCGAAAGATTCCTCCGCCAGAGAGTGCCCCGTGGCGGCATCGACGGCGAAACGTTCGTCCGGCGCTATGCCATACATCTTGCCCAAATGGTCTATCCACAAGGCGAATCCTGCGGTAAATTCAGCAATCTTTTCTTCCGCTTCCAACTTCATGGATTGCAGGAAGTGTGTCATGTCAAAATAAGTTCGGGTATCAGTGGCGGTGAACAACAAATCCGGAAACTCTCCGAACCGGAGTCTGAACCCTTGATGATTTTCTATTCTTCTCATTTTCTCAAAATATTGAATTTTGCAGGCAAATATATACTTTTCGGCTCAATTTTGACTATAAATTTGCCGATAAATTTTATCGTTAATAATTCATTCATAGGTATTTACAAGTGACTTTCAGACACAAAAACGGGCCAAAAATCTGTAAGTAGCCGTCCGCCTATTTTGTATGGTAAACCGAACATATTGGAGCCGATTTGTTCGTATGGTATGAGGGGTCGGATAACCCATTTTTTCGGGTTCGAACTATTCTTTTTGAAACCCGAAAAAAATGCAGGAAGAAGGAACATTCAACCGCGAATTGCTCGAAAGCATATTCCACACGTCAAAAAAAACGATTCAGGAATACGTGCGGGAAATCGAACGGCACAACCGCTACCGTTCGGTGCGCTCGAACATGCTGCTGGGAACTATCCTCGATGACCGGGCGCGTCTGATCGACCTGTACGATGCGTGCCTGCAACAGGATGCGCACATCCGTGCCGTCATCGAGACGCTCGAAAGCCAGATACTCGGCGACCGCTATATGCTCGCCCGTTTGAACGACAAGGGTAAATACGTCAAGGATGTGAAAGAGAGCCAGAAGATACAGGGCTCGCAGTTCGACAAGATTATCCGGGGTATCATAGAGGCCAAGCTCTACGGCTATACGCTGCTGGAAATCATGCCCGATATCGATCCTGATACGGGACGGCTGAAGGAGGTAAACAGTATCGAACGCCGCAACGTCCTGCCCGAACAGGGCATTGTCGTCAAACGGCAAGGACTGTGGCTGCCGCACTGGGACATCCGCTCGGCCGCCTACCGGAAACGTTATGTGCTCATCAAAACGGGAGATCTGGGGCTTTTCTCGGCCACGACGCCGCTGATTCTCGCCAAAAAGTTCACGGTCGCCAACTACGTCAATTTCAGCCATACCTACGGCCAGCCCATCATCCACGGAAAGACCGTCAGCGAAAACAACATGGACCGCAAGCGTCTGGCGCAGGACATTTCCAATGCCGCCCAGAACAAAGTCATCGTAACAGGACTGGAAGACGAGGTGGACATCAAGACCTTCACCATGTCCAACAGCGAGAAGATATATACCGGACTGATCCAGTTTGCCAACAAGGAGGTCTCGAACCTAATCCTCGGCTCCGAATCGATGGCCGGAGGCATGCAGTCGTATGTCGGCTCCACCAAGGCGCATCAGGACATCTTCCGCGACCGCATCGAGGTATATCGCCGCTATATCGAGAACGTGATGAACGAGCAGATCATCCCCCGGCTCGTGGCGATAGGTTATATCCCCGCCGGACTGGAGTTCAAGTATTCTAACCGTATCGATATGAACAACGAGGACCGTATAAAACTCTACTCGCTCATTACGGACAAGTACGAGGTGGCGGCGGATGAAATCGAGAAAGAGTTCGGCATCGTCGTGGGCAAGCAGCTCAATGTGATACCCGGCATGGGTGGCGGAGGCGGTGTGGCAGTCGGTGGAAACTCGTCCGACCGGGGCATCATGTCGGACGAGGAATACTACAAACGCTACGGTCATCCCCGAGGCGTGAAACAAACCGACACCAACCCGTAAGCCATGAGAATCACCCTTGAACAATTCTGCGAGCAGTGGGCACCGAAAGGCAACGGCCGGTATTTGCCTAACAAGATGGAGTTCAACACCCACGACTTCGTGACAATGGCCGGCGAATACTCCATAAGTCGGTTCCGCACCAGTTTCGCCGAAGGCGGCTTTTACGACAGCGGCAAGCCGTGGCCGGAACGCAAATCCCGCTGGGGCCGACGCTTCACCCATCCCGTGATGAACGACACCGGAACCTTGTCACGCTCCATCACCGGGGAAGCCGACCGTATGGACCACACCAACATCACCCAGCGCGGCTATGGTGAGCGGAAGAAGATCTTCCGCCGTGGAGCCCGTTATGCCATCCGGACCAAGGCGAGCAATTTCAACCAGCCGGGCAAACGCGGCGCTTCCAAGAGCTACGCCGCCGTCCATAATACCGATCCGGCGTTGGGACTCTACACGGTCAACCAATATAGCAGCCGCCGGCCTGAACACCGGCAGTTTATCGGTATCAACCCGAAACTGAACCATACCGTCAACCAACTGTTTATCCCCATCCTGTTCCGGGGATTTCCCTTTCCGAACCCATGATTAGAGACAAGAAGCCATATAATCCACCCGTAAACGGTTCCGCTCCGAAAGCGGAACAACCTGCGGTCGCCGTGCCCGAACAGGTGTCGGAGAATCCGTTCGTGAACATGTATCAGGCTGTCCGCCGTGCCATCCTCACACTGCGGGAGCATCCGGAAGAGCCGCAAAGTCCGCCGCTTTTCAAGACCATCATGATCGACACGGGACAGTTTTCCCGTATCGTGCGCAGCGAAAATCTGGAAATGGAAATCGCCTTCCCGGCTATCTTCATCCGCTTCGTGAACGTGCGCTACCTCGTCCAGCAGCAACGTATCGGCGAGGGCCGCGCCACCATGCGCATCCGCTTTATCCTGAATACGCTCAACCATACCGACCCGGAGCGGGAATGCGACCCGTTCATCGTTTTCCAGCGGTTGAACGTCGCCATTCAGGATGCCAAAAGCCATGAACCGGCACTCACGGAGCGGTGCAATCTCCTTTACTTCGACATGCCTATGACGACCAACATGTTGCAGGCGTACTGGGTGGATTACGAGGTCTGGTTCAGGGAATCGTCAGCATGGAAGTACCGCAACTGGGTCGAGCGCTATCTGGTCATGCCGCCCTTCACGCAACATGCGGATGCGCCGGAACACGACACGGCCGGGCACGGGCATCATGCCGAACCTGTTTACGAAAAGGTTACTGGATTCGAGCCGTCGGTCGATGTGCCGGACCTGCCGGAGGAGGATGAAAAAGAACCCGAAGAGGAAAAACCTGCCGGGGATGTCCCGAACGGCTCCGAGGGTGGATTATAAACCATTTCACGCGGGCGAAGCTATTCTTACCCAAAGGAAAAGATGAACACGGAAACTTTTGAACATATCGTCTGTCAGTCGGGCGCCGGGCGTCCGGCTTCCATCCGCTTCTTCGGCCGCATCACGGAAGAGAGTGCCGGACGTTTCAGCGAGGCGTTCGACTTTTTGGAGAACATCGTGCGTCCGTCCCTTATCCGGGTGCTCATTAACTCGGAGGGCGGCTCGGTACTGCACGGCATGACGGTCTATGCCGCCATCCAGAATGCCTCGGTACCTACCGAATGCGTCATCGAAGGCATGGCCGCCTCGATGGGCTCCGTCATCTGGGCCGCCGGGGACAAGTCATTTATGCGGGATTACGGCATTCTGATGATTCATAACCCGTTCTTGCCTGATGAAAACGACGCGGAGCAATCAGATTTGGTCAAAGCCTTCACGACGCAGATAGAGACCATCTACCGCAAACGGTTCGGGTTAAGCCGCGAGAAAGTCCGGGCCATCATGGACGGGGCTGCCGGGCAGGACGGGACATTCTTCGATGCTGCGGCTGCCGTAAAGGCGGGCATCATCCCCGAAAGCCATGTGCTGAGGACCAGCAAGCAGCTCCGGGACAAGGTGCGTGCCGACCTGTCGGGTATCACGGACGCGGCGGCCATACAGGCGGTCATGAACCGCATCACACCACCCGAGGATGAAAATCACCCGTCGGACGAGAAAACCACTATTCTTAATACGAAACTTAATCACAGATCCATGAACGAAGAGAAAACATTATCCCCGGAATACAGCGCGGTGGTCGCCTCACTCGGTATGCAGGAGAAGAACGAAGTCAAGGACGTGCTCTCCCGCATCTCGGAACTGACCGGTGTGGAAGCCAGGCTGGCCGAGGCGAACAAAGCCCTGAGCGATGCCAAGACCGTGATTGCCGGCAAGGACGCCACCATCGGCAATCTTCAGAAAGACCTCGACAGCGTAACCGCCCGGTTGCAGGTCTATGAGCAGAAAGAGGCCGATGCCAAAGCAAGTGCCATCCAGAGCTTCTTGCAGAAAGCCGTGGACGAAGGCAAGATAGAGGCGGACGCGGTGCCCGGCTGGAAAGAGATGGCTGCCACGAACTTTCAGTTGGTGCAGGACACCATCGGTTCGATTCCCGCCCGCGAGAAAATCAGCGAGCAGATTGCCACCGACCCCGACAATGCCAAAGCGGCCGCCGACGCTCTGAAGAGTGCCGGTCAGAAGATGGCCGAACAGGTCGAAGCCGTCGTGGGCAAGGACTTCGCCTTCAAGAAACTGCAATAGCCCCGTCCGGCGGGAGACGTACCATCCCGCCACCTTGATACACATAAACTGATTTGCCGGAAGTGGTTTACCGCTTTGAGTCGATGCTCCCTGTTCGCGGCCGAGATTCTAACCCAGAAAATCACTAACACAATGGCAGATACAGTAACTTTCTTACAGAACGGCTATGCCGGAGAGGTACTGGAAGACCTGCTCACCTATACGGCGCAGGGCAACGACACCTTCCGTGAGGGGCTGATCCACATCAAGTCCGGCATCCAGCACAAGTACACTCTTCCCGCCATCCGGCTGGGAGACATCATTCAGGACAACGTGCCTACGCCCCAGAGTTCGCACGGGGCCAAAGGTGAGAACGGCGAGAACGAATACCAGTTCACGGAACGCCACCTGGAACCCGCCGAGTTCATGGTTTACCTCGAATTCAACCCGCGCGATTTCGAGGCGTACTGGAAATTCGCACAGCCGACGGGCAACCTCGTCTTCCGCGAGCTCGACCCCAAGTTGCAGGCCACGATGCTGCGCCTTTTGATGGACAAGAAAAACGAGTTCATCGGCAATGCCATCTGGACTTCGGCCAAGGGCGGTGCGGCTGCCGCAGGTATCACGGCTCCCGCCGGTGCCGTGCAGATCGGAGCCGGTAAGGAGAAATACTTCGACGGGGTCATCAAGCGTATCATCGACAACGTGAACGCCACCGATGCCCAGACCGTCGCGGGCGGCCAGTGCATCGTCTCCGGTACGACCGAGCTCAAGGACGGTGCTGCGGTCGAGGCGGCCCTCTACTCAATGTGGCGGAAATGCCCCAAGCAGATCCGCAAGCGCTCGGGCCTGAGCATCGTCATGGGCTGGGAAGCGTGGGACGCCTACGACCAGTATATCACCGACAAGATGGTGAAATACTCCGAGAACAGCGAAGTGAACCGCTACCGCTTCAAGGGCAAGCGTATCATTCCGATTACGGGCGTGCCGGAACACACCATCGTCATGGGCAACTTCACGTCGGGCATGGACTCCAACCTGTGGATGGGCGTAGATTACGCCAACGACGCTGAGGTCCTGAAGGTGGACCGCCTGCAATCCAACTCGGAGCTCTTCTTCTTCCAGATGCGCATGAAGATGGACGTGAACATCGTCAAGCCTGCCGAGATCGTCGTCCATACGGCCTACACCAAAACGGCATAACCCTTTACCGAATCACCGAATATCAACGTGCGGGGGATGGACACCATACTCCATCCCCCTTTTTCATACCGCAATATCTATGGCAAAGACTCAAACGACCATTCCTGAAACAGATACCGCCCAGCCGGATGCGACAGTCGCAGCACCTACGGCAACGACCGGAGAGAAAGATACGGCGACCGAGAAATCCCCGAAGAAAGAACAGGCGCCGAAAGCGGCGGCCGAGATTCCTGCTGCCGTGTTGGCCATCCTCGGCAAGTTCCCCGACTACAAGGAACTCTACATCGATGCCGATGGCAGCATGTACACGCCGCAGACCGCTCCGGCCATCCGGGGCAAGGCCATCCTCTACAAGAATCCCTATTATAAATCATAACACGCAGGCTATATGGCATTAGGCAATGTAATCATCAAGGATGTGGACGGCAATCTGCCGTATGCCGCATCCGCAAGCAACGAGAAAATCACGGGCCTGCTGTTCGACGTATCGGGACAGCCCGACCTCTTTACCGCCGGCTACGGAAAAAGCAACGAGGCGAACGTGGCACTGGGCGATGTCATCTGCATCACCAGCCGTAAATCCTCCGTGCAGGACTTCGGTATCAAGGAGCGTGTCGCGTGCGACCTTGACGAAGAGACGAACGAAAACTTTCTGTTCGGCATTCCGGCATATCACATTCGCGAATTCTTCCGCATGAGCGGCAACATCGACGGACCGGGCCGACTGTACGTCATGTTCGCGGATTGCTCCGAGAACTGGGACGCTCTCGACGTGATGCAACGTGCCGCAGACGGGCTCATCTCGCAGGTGGGTATCTGGACCGAGCAGCCGCTGTGGAAGCTCAACGGCGAGCAGGAGAAATACAATCTGAACCTCGTCAAAGGCATCAACGACAAGGCGGTGGCTCTGGCCGAGCTGAACCAGCCCCTGTCAGTGGTGCTGTGCGCTAACCCGTCCAACACGGGTGGTGACACGGAAGAGGCGAAGGTCATCGACCTGAACCGCATTCCGTCGGCTATTTGCGAATCGTCCCGTACCAGCGTCATCTTCGGACAAGCCCGAAACGACCAGAACGCGACGATTCAGTACCGCAACCCGAACCATACGCCGGTCGGTTTTCTGGGTGCTGTCATGGGCGCTCTTGCCAAGGCGAGCGTTCACGAGTCCATCGCCTGGGTGCGTCAGTTCAACCTTTTTGCCGACGACTTCCAGCAGATTGAGCTGGGATTCGGAGACCTTACGCTCGATGCCGAGGACGAGTTCGTATCGACCAACCTGTACGAATCCCTCTCGCCGGTGTTGCTGGACGAGCTGGATGACAAGGGATACATTTTCCCCATCAAGTATTCGGGTCGGGAGAATGGCATTTACATCTCCAAAGACCAGACCTGCTCCAACGGAGATTACCGCACCATTGCCCGCAACCGTACCATAAATAAGAGCCGCCGTGCCGTGCGCGAAGCCTTGCTGCCGTATCTGCACAGCCCTCTGATGGTGAACCCTGCAACGGGCTTTCTCGCACCCTCGAAGATTACGGCCTTCAAGACCCTGATCAGTGACATACTGGCCAAGATGCAGACAGCGCAGGAGATCAGCGGCTATGCCGTGACCATCGACCCTAACCAGAATGTACTGGTGGACGATACGCTGCGCATCAGCTATGTCATCGTACCCGTCGGCGTGGCCGTGAAAATCTATGTCGAGGAAGGCTTATCACTAACCGCTAAATAGATATAAACATGGCAATCATAAACAACGTCGCATACTCTTGGTCGATGATTACCTTAGCCAGTACGGCTTTGGGAATCGAGGAAGGCTCCACCGTACTCGAAGGCGTTTCGGGTATCAAATGGAGCAAGAAACGCAAAATCGAGCCCAACTACGGTCTGGGCGGGAAACCGGTCAGCCGGGGTTTCGGAAACATCTCCTACACGGCGAGCATCACGATGGACTATGCCACACAGCAGACCCTGCGCTCGACCTACGGCAGTCTGATGGACATCGGAGAGTTCGACCTGATTATCTCGTTCGCCAACCCGATGGCCAGCGATGACTGGACGACCACCACCGTCACGTTGAAAGGTTGTATCTTCAGCGAGGACGGCATGGAGAGCCAGCAGGACGATACCAATATCACGCACGAGTTCGACCTCAATCCCTTTGACATCCAAATCGGAGACGGGGATACCATTTAGCTTTCATTCTCTTGCATGGGACCGCTTCTTTTTGAAAAGAGGCGGTTCTGTATTTGCAGTCCGGGGATATTTCGGTATTTTTGTAGCCTTTTGAGTATAACCTATAACGAATAATTATGATACAAGCGACAGAGAAGAACTTTGATGAACTGCTCTCTACGGAAAAGCCGTTCATGGTTGATTTCGGCGCCGAGTGGTGCGGCCCGTGCAAGGCATTGGCACCGATGATTGCGGAGTTAGCGGAAACTTACAAGGAACAGGCGGTTATCGCCGCATGTGACGTGGAAGAGAACAACGATATAGCCGTAAGGTATTCCATTCGGAACATACCGACGGTGATTTTCTTCAAGGACGGCAAGGAGGTCGGACGGCAGGTCGGGGCCATTGCCAAGTCCGTGCTGGAGGAGAAATTGAAAGCGTTGCTGTAAGAAATGAAAAACGGAGAAACATTCGATGAACTTTGTTTCTCCGTTTTGTTTGAGAGCTGTACAAAACTACCACAAATTTTCAAAAGTGCGGTAAGTTTGTACAACTTAATGTAAGTACACGTGTTTGTTTAGAAAATCGTCCACTTCTGTTTTTAATTTTTTATATACTTCATATTTCCCGTCAAACATTCCTTGTTTTATAGGTTCCCAATTATTCTTTTGACTTTCTGCTTGTGCAAAGAATGTAGAATATAGATCATTATTTCCTCTCATAAAAATCATTGTTCTCCACCGAAACTCACCCCAAGGAGCCCAATCTGGAGCATAGGATAACCCACCGATATGCTTAAAGTTAAGAGACAATAAATACTCAAATATGCAAAATGTACTGATATATTCAGATTCTAAAAAGATTTCTTTTTGAAAGTATGGGCGTAACTGTTTGGATAAAATAGTGCTTAGAGGTGTCTTATAATTTGTTCCATTCAGTTGGTTCAAATCATCTTTATCCCAATAACAAGGATGTAATTTATTTAGGAAATAGATTCTTCCAGAACTATCTGGAGAAGAATATTCTGGAAGCATGAGGTGGAATAATGTATTCAAATATGAAAACTTGGAATATTTCACGCATGCTATTCCTATTGCATATAGCATTGATATGGCAGCCCAATAATGAATATTTATAGTGTCTGAGCGATATGACCCCCCAACTTTAATTGGATTTGCTGCTAATCTGAGAAGAATATCCGTAACAGATTCAAAGTGTTTTTGCTGTCCCCATTGAACAGTAAGAATACTCATCGGAATTAATGTGTCGATGGCTTCTTTATGGGTTTTCAAGTATGACTGAAATGTATTCTGGTCAAGCACGAAGTCATACTTTGCATATTGCATAATCCGATTATAAGCCCGCACACCTTCACTTTCGAATAAATCTGCAAAAGCAATATTCCCCTGAGGAGATGCAAGATACTTTTTGGTTCGAACTAAAATGATGTCTTTGTTAAGAGGATGGTTTGCATCACACTCTTCCAATGCCATTATCCGTTCATTCAGTTCGAAGAAAAAAGTGTCGGCATCTTCGATAGCACATAAATTTCCCTTACGAAAATCCGACAATTCTTTTAATTCTTCTGAATAGTTGCTGACATAAGAAAAATAAGAAGCATACCGTCGATTCTCTATGCTACGGATAATGCCTACTAATCCTTTATCCCATGTTGCCGACCAACCACAAGTGATCAGACCGAATTCGGAAAATATCCTTTGTAGGTAATTTTTTAGTTTAGATGGATAAGAATCCAATTCCTCCGCCGTATTTCGGAAACGGCAATCAATATAGTCTCCGTTGATTTTGACGATTGTAAATGAGCTATGCACTAAGGGAGTAGCACCTTCTATGTCATCTTCGTGACATATTACTTGGGGTGTTATTCCTTCATCATTCAAGGCTTTCTCTAACAACCGGTCGAAATTGGTCGTAAGTACAACTCTCAGATAACCGTTTTTCGCCATTTTTGCAATGGCCCGATGCGCTTTAGTAGGCTCTTTTAGATGAGATTGTCTTTCTTCTTCAGTCGGTTCAAAATAAGATTTCATCAAATTTACCCGTTCGGTTGGAGTCTTTACGACCTCACCCAACAAAGACGAATAGTCAACGGCTTTACCATATTTTTCTTGGTACCATTGTTCATAATCAATTACCTCCTTTTCTCCATTCTGTATTGCCAACTTTCTTAACAAATCCAGAACAATGTCCCATCCTGAAGGAATACCAGATGAACGGGAAATGCCAGCCCCTAATAATAAGGCATAAGTTCCCTTATTGGAATATAGGGAAAATGCCAGTGTCGTGAGTGTATTATTATCCATTAACTTTATCTATTTTACAATTCAGTATTTATTTCAATATAGGCGCTTGAATCGAAAGATGAATGTTCATTGCTGAAAACATATCCCAATTGGTTGCTGACACATCGGGTATTCCCGATTATTTTGTCTATGTTACGGTGAGAGTGTCCATAAATCCAATATTCGATTGGACTTGCGGCGATGTAGTTACCCAATTCTACCGTAAATGCACCATTTAACGGACTACCTTTGAATTCCGGAGCGACCAATTCGAACGATGGGACATGATGAGTAGCGACAATAATATGCTTTGCCTTGCTTTGGCTCACACTCTGTTCCAAAAAACGGAAGCAACGATAATGCTCCTCATTGAATCTGACCCAGTCCAAAGGCTCACTTCCACTGCGTATCCGATGAAAATCGCTTATGGCCGATTCGGTCTGAAAAGCATCCTGCAATTGTATATGGCTCCAAAGGGTCGTTGCTATCAAATCCGTTTCATTGTTTAACGGAATTACGACATTGTAATAGCACGCTATGTTTTCACGTATCTGCAAAGACCAACCATTATGCAGTTTGTTGATGTCGAACATCTTATAGAATTCATGGTTTCCCGGAACAACTATCACCTGTTTGTAGTTTTCAGATGCCCAATCCCAGAAAGGATGTTTCGAATAATTATCGTCCCCGATATATCCGATGTCTCCGGCAAGCACGAGAATTTCTTCTGAAACAGTCAATGGATGCTGTTTCAGGTAATTGCTGTTCTCTTTGAACTCCAGATGCAGGTCGGATGCGTATTGTATCTTCATTATAGCCCGAATATCCGTCTTATTTCAATCAGTACTTGTTCGATGAAAGTTGCGTCTCTTTGTATGCTGTCCTGTAACGGTTGATTGGGCATCAAAGATTCCATCTTTGCAACGAACGCCGCCGCATCTTTCTTCATATTTCCAGATAACTCTATCGGATCTGCGATATAACCGCTTGCCATCAACTTGAAGACATCGGACATGTGTTTCCGGATATCGCTGCTATGTGCAGGCGGTTCCTGTTCGGAGAGATTCAGGTATGCTTTCATCTTCAGGCATATCAGTCCAACCGTATCAGCTACATGCAACTCGTCTTCCATTGTGCTGTGAGCCAATGCGAAATGATAAAATTCTTCGTCCATCAGTATTGCAGACAGACTTGATACGTCTTCACCGACAGGAATCGGGGTCAGATGGAAGTCTGTGGGAACGGAAAGTATTTCCGGTTGTCTGGACAGGAGCTCTATCTGATAAGGGTACCCTTCGGTCTGAGGTTTGTAAAACCTGAACAGTTCAGGAACAGGCTCTTTTCCTTTATCACGTTTCCGTTCTCTCATTTCATAATTCCCGTCATGGATAAATTCCCAAAATCGGCGGCCGAATTCAGGTGTCATCTGCTCCACGATTAGTATCATATCTATATCTTTTGTAGCCCGGGGTTTCATGTCAGCATTACGCAGGATAACACTGCATGCCGTACCGCCGATAATCACATAATTGTCCTTGAAATCCAAGAAATATTCCTTGAACTTATCCAATCCTTTTACTGCCATATTTCATCAATTATATTTTCCAGTTCTTTTTCTACCCGTGGATCATTGTCATTGCGTAAAGAGAGATACAGCGACAATCTGTCCACATATTCATGCTGCCCGATTTTCATTTCGGGGGAATATTTCCAAATTTCAATCTTATACTTGAAATCCGATGATTCCCATTCCGAAAAAGAATGATTATCCGGAACAAAATCCCGCTCCCAAATCGCCAATGTCGTCTGGTCATCGGGATTCAAGAACGAATAATGAGATAATGCACTAATACCTCCGATATAAAAAGGCCCGTTGCCTATTTCATCCGAATAAACAATCTTTTTAACTGGCGATGTTAAATAAGGCATAGCCTTATCCCATAGCTCCTTACGAGATATGGGGGAATATATCAATTTTGTCTTCCATTCCTTTCGAGTTTGTAACAATTGTTTCCCTTCCAATTCGCTGATGGCACGAGATACGGCCAAATAGTTATAAGGAATCCGCGATTGCATGTCTTGAATGGTGAATTCGTGCATATCCGAATGCAGCAAGAAATTCAACAAGACATATTGAGCTACGGGTGATAGTTGCTGCTCCGTATTTTCTTTTTTTCTAATACGTTCATTGATAAGCATACCGGGAAGAAACACGTACCGGTCTGATACGACAAAATAAACTCCCTGTTCAATCAGTCTCTGTCTTATATAAAACGGCGCAGACTGCAAAATAAACACAATTGGAATGTTCAGAATCCGTTCAATCAGGATAGCGGTACGGGCATATTGCATCGGTGTATAAGAGCGGGCTGAATCTGTTTTTTCGACAAAACATAGTGTATGTTTGTTGAATTCCGCACTATAGAACCGAAAACTCAATAACAGGTCAAGACTCAGTCCTTTGAGTTTATCCCGACCAATGATATCAAGACCGACAGGAATACCTGCAATAGATATAGCTTTATTCATATCTTCTCATTTTCCATTATCTGCATCATTATCTACATAAATGATAACGATGCAAATATAGTGATAATAAACTTATCTACAATACATATCTCGACATTTATTAGTTATAACAAGAGGATTATCGTCTCCTTCGCCAGCAACATATTCTTTTCTATCAGAAGTTTTATGAGCAATAAAACTATAAACTTTTCTCACAGAAGCACACTATTCCTTTTTGTAACCAAATATCACGCAGAAATGGAAGATAAGAATCTTACGCTGGAGCAGGAAGCCCAGATTAAGGAGAAAGCGGTCGCGCTGAAGGCCGAGAAGAAAGTCCGCAAGGTCTATCCGATGGTCGTGTTCGGCGATACGGATTGCGGCGAGAAAGATTTCTACGTCGCCTACATGGGTGAGCCGACTTTCCCGCAGTTCTCGAAGTTCATGGCGGCATCGAAGAAGGACGAGGTGAACGCCATGCGACAGCTCGCCCGCGACTGCTTCCTCGACGGCGACAAGGAACTGGTGGACAACGAATCGCTGTTCCTCTTCGGTCTGATGTCGCAACTTTCAGAGATCATCACCACCCGTCAGAGTCTGCTGGTAAACTGATAGACACCTGGGCGGTACGTGACGACCAGCGGATTCGTCAGCGGCTGATCTATATCCGCCACTACTTTCCGGGTGTTCATCTTGACAGCATCACGGACGAGGAGTTCGCCATGCTTTCCGAGGAGGCGTTGTGGCTTCACCAGCAGGTGCTCGTCTCCCGTCTGACCCTACAACCGCCGTCTCCCTGATCCGCTTCCCGAAGCCTCGCAGCCCTTGTGACTGCGGGGCTTTCCTTTTCAGTCCCCGACAGCCGAAAAGGGCTATTCTTTCAACGGATGTAAACACGCTATTCATGGCTCAAACGCAGAATTACGAAGTCTATTACGATATAAAGGTCAATGCCACGGAAGGAACCGAGCAGGTCACCGCCTTTGCCAATGCCGTCGAGAAACTGAGCAAGGGCCGTGTGAGCTTTGCGCCGGTCGTGACCAACATCAACGAGATGATGCAGGCCGTGGAAAAGACTTTTCGGGGGAAGAACGGCAAGAAGAAGGATTTCAACTTCGACCTGGAAATCCGAACCGGCGAGACGGAGAAACGGCTGGAAGGTGTCAAGAACCTGCTGACCGAAATCAAAGAGCTGACGCAGGGCATTAGGCTGACCATCAATCCCGGCGAGAAAATCGACGGCCGTGCGCTCCGCAATCAGACCAACAAGCTGGTCGGCAAGAAAAAATTGGACGAACAGCAGGCCGAGGCGAAACGAAATGCCGCTTCGGCTGTCAAAAGTGTCATGGACACCCAGCGAACGGTTACCCGTTCCATCGGCAAGATCAACTCGGCCCTCGCTCATTTAGAGAAAGGGCGTGAGGTAAACATCAAGACCGACACGGCCCGTGTACGCTTGCAGGAGATTCTCTCGCTTTTGGGTAACATCCGTGGCGCTGCTACTATGACGCTGCACTTGGGCACGGCAGCACCCGCAACCTCTGTCTCTGTTGGTTCAGTCGTGCGACCTCCGTATGCCCCTGTCGCAGCGACCGTACTTTCCGACAAAGAACAGGCGAGGCTGAACAAACGCCTTTATGCGGACGAGGCCATGAACCGCCAACGCATGCGGCAGGCCAAAGAGAAAGCCGCCTTACAGGTGGAGACCTTCCGCCAGATGTCGGAGATCCGTGCGGCCGAGCGTGCCGCACGCCAGCGGGAAAGCGAACGTGCTCGTGCCGACCGGGAGTTGCGCAAAATTGCCGAGCGCACCCGCCGTGAGGAACTCAATGCAGAGAAGCGTCGCCGTCAGGCCGAGGAGACCCAGCGGCGGCGCAACGCAGCCCGTGCGGTGACCTCCATGCGCCGTCAGGCGGCTTTCGAGGATTCCGTGTACGGCAGCAAACGGCGTGCGGCCATCAACCGTATCCAGTATTCCAAGGCTCCGTCGTGGCGGAACCTCCCGATGGCTGGGATGCTCAACGCCTATATGGCCTACAATTTCCTGCGCACGCAGTTCACGGAGGCCGTCGAGTATTCCAACATCATGCAGTCGGCACGCTCGATCCTCCGGGTTGCCGATTCCGACCTGGCGACTTTCGAGGGACGTTTCGACCGGATGGCCCGGTACGTGCGCCGCATCGGCGTCGAGACCAAGTTCACTGCCATCGAGGTGGCGGGTGCGGTGAAATTCCTCAGTATGGCCGGTATGGGCATCGAGACCATCAACGAATCGATCCGCCCGATTACGAACCTTGCGCTCATCGGGGACAATGACATCTCGCAGATCGCCGACCTCGCCACCAACATCCAGACGGGATACAACATCAAGAACACCAGCATGGGTTCAGTGGCTGATATCTTGGCCTCTACCGTCTCTCGTTCCAACGTGAACATCATCGAGATGGCCGAATCTTTCAAGATGGCGGCCGGTTACCTGCGTCTGTCGGGCGTCGATTTCACGGAAGCATCCGCCGCCATCGGCGTGCTCGGTAACATGGGTATCAAGGGAACGATGGCCGGTACGGCTTTGCGAGCCATGTCCACCCGTTTCGCCAAGCCGACCAAAGAGGCACGGGAGGCGTTGGACCGTCTGGGTGTGAAGTTCACGCGCATGGAAGACATCTACGGCAAACAGGTGGAGAAGCTGCGTCCGTTGGCCGACATCTTCGAGGACCTGAACAAGAAAGGGGCGACGATGGCCGACATGCAGACCATCTTCGGCAAGATCGGAGGCAACGCCGCCATGATGTTCGTCAGCAACTACGGGCAGCTTCGGACGCTCGCTTCCCAGAACCGGGCATCGCAGGGCATCTCCTCCGAGCTGGCGCAGGTAAAGCAGGACACGACCAAAGGCTTGTGGTACCAGATGACCTCCCAGCTCACGGAATCCTTCATGCAGGGGTACGAACTCGTCGAGCCGGTCATCCGGAGTACGCTGAAAGACTTCCTTGCCAAGTTCAATTCCCGCGAGTTCGCCCGAGGTCTTGCCTCCATCGGGCAGGGCGTCATGAACCTGCTCTCCGTGCTGGGCAACTTCGCATCGTGGATGACCCGTAACTTTTACTGGATCGAGCCGCTTCTGTTCACGGGTTTTGTCGCCACGCGGCTGTTCAAACTCGCCGGTGCCCTGACCAATGTTGGCGTTGCGGTCGGCTTTATCGGCAAACAGGCCGCCGGTAACTCCATCGTCGAGCTGGTTTCCGGTCTGACCGGCCTAACCAGTGCCCGAGGAATCAAAGCACTCTCTTTCGGGAACAAACGGGCCCTTGTCACAGCTTTGCAGGCAGCCGGAGTCAGCGGCAAGGGGGCGATGGGCCGTGCCTTGCTGCAAGGTGGAGCGGGTTCTTTTGCCGCCCGAGCCGGATTCTCCTCGTTGTTCGCCTCACAGGTCGCTACGGGCGGCGGTCTGGTCGGTGCCGCCGGTTCCTTGAGTGCTATCGGCACGACCGCCGTAGCCGCAACGGCCGGTATCGCCGCATTGGTGGGAGCGTTGGGCTGGGTCGCTTACAAGACATGGCAGATCAAGAAAGCCAAAGATGCCGTACTGGAAGACATTACCGCCAACGAGAAATACCGCTATCCGGTTATTGAAGACCTGTACGCGGCCTTACACAAAACCTATCAGCAGGCCATCGATACCAAAAAAGCGGTGGACGACCTGACTACCGGCAAGACCATCGAGGAAAGCAGCGGCCACAAAATCGGAGCCTTTACCAAAAATTGGTGGTCCGGTATGGCCGGGAGCTTCGCTGTCGGTGCATCGGAAGGAATGATTACGATTAACGACGTGTACAGTCCGGAAGATGCCCGTCAGGACGACAGCCGGGAGGCTATCACAGCCATTGCCCGCCGCGACAGCCAGTCGCGTCTGAATGCCGCCTACGCCGAGTTCGGCAAGATGTCCGATCCGCTGGAGGTTCGTGCCTTTATCGAGAACATCGCCCTCAAATACGGGCAGCAGGCGGTGACGGCGGCCGAAGCCGCAAAGAAACTCGGCTTGGACAAACCTTTCTGGTTCGAGCGTGACGGCAAAGTCACCTATACCAACGCTCTCGGTGATTTGCCGGAGGTGGCTGCGGCCTATACGCCTACCTACGCCGCTTACCAGAACAACACCACCGTAAAACACATCACCACGGCGGCACAAGGTTATCTCGATGCCATCGAGAGCATGGCGGGTGCCCGCGCTCTGATCGAGAAGTCGGGATTCGACTACGGCGAACTGACCCGTGGCGGCTTTACGCAGAACAAAGACGGGCTATGGGTGCAGAAGGCTTTGAACGCGCAGGCTACCGACAAGGAGCGTCAGGAAATGCTGGCCGGCCGGCAGCGCGTGCACCACCTGTTGGTAAGCCTTTCCGGCACCCTGCGCCAGGTATTCGGCGGTTCTTCGGAGGCTGCGGAAAACATTCTCCGCAAAGCAGGCTTCTCGGCTGCGCTCTATGCCAACGAGCCGGACTCGAACGATACCTCCCCGTTCAACGCCAACCGCATCACGAACATAGGAGACGATGACGGCGGTGCGGGCGGCAACTACTCCGGTACGGGGCGGTTATCTTCGGCGGCTCCCAAGCAGGTCATCGTCAACATCACCAATCTCATGAGCGTAGAGACCATCGACCTGTTGAAATCGCCAGAAGGTCAGACCGCCGAGATTCAGCACTTCAAGGAACAGATGGCGCAGGCCCTTATCGACGTGGTGCATGACTTCGATGCCTCGTGGAACGGTTAATTAACGAAAAGACAACGACATGAAGAACCTATTCGGCAGCAGATTGCTCAATATCGGTGCCTCGACGCTTCTGAGCGGTGGCATCCTTTCGCACGGCGGACTGGGCGGCTACATCAGCGATGCCGCCCGTCGCGCCATCGGTCTGGGACTCGCGGAGTTTCAGGACGGTGCCGTGCATTACTTCTCCAAGAACAGCGACATCCTGAAACGTGCCGTCATTCAGTTCGCCTGCCAGACGGCTTACGGCATGCTCCGCTCTTATCCACGCTATATCAAATACTGGGAACAGAAAGAGCGGGATAAATACCTCGAAACCCAGTCGCAGAGTGCCATCGTCAACAAATCGGGACAATACTACCAGCTCATCAAGGAGCAGCAGGCTGTCGCCGAGAAGAAGAACTACACCGACAGCATCGTGGGCCGCACGGTGGCAGACTACATCGAATTGAAAATCAGCGGCGAGGGAACCTACTACGACAAGGAAAGCGGCAAAGTGGAGCCCAACAGCAAATACGGGCTGATCACCTTCGTCGATTTGGGTCCGCAAGTACAGCTCTCCTCGAAAAACAACATCGTGCTGACCACGGTGCAGGGCCGCGACTACACCCGTAAGGAGTTCATTTCGGGCGGTGATCTGGAATTTACCGTAAACGGTAGGATAACCAGCAAATATCCCGACGTGTACCCGGAGGCCGAGCTGTCGAAGTTCCTGAAAATCGTCCAGTACAAAGGTGTCATCGACTGCGACAACACCATCCTGCGGCAGTTGAAAATCTCGCAGCTTATCATTCTGGGTTACTCGCTTCCAACGGCTGAATACCGAAACGTACAGCCCTATACCTTGCAATGCGTAGCGGTGGAACCCTCCGAGGCGGTAGAACTGATTTCCAAAGATGCGGAGGTCGTGGATGAAGCCATCGAACATACGAACAAATGGATCAAGTGGGTACGGTTCGGCACCGACGTCATTGACCCCACCTCCATACTAAAATTGAACAACTTATGGCTGTAGCACCGCTCGACGTACTATGCTGTCGGATTACCATAGGCGATCCCGACCCGGGTAACCCGATGGCGATACAGAACCCTGTCACACTCACGGAGGTGCAGGAGGTCGAAATCGTTGAGACCTACAAGAAACTCATTGGAACGGCGACCATCCGCTTTCCCAAAGGGACCGTTTTCCGTTCCACCATCGTCGGAACTGTCACCCTCGAAGGCAAGGATGCCAGCCGGATAACCACCGAGGTCATGCAGGACGGCGTGGTCATCGAGAAACGTTCCAGTTACTCGGCGATGGACGCCACGACCTTCAAAATCGGGCAACGGGTGCGCATCCGCCTGGGGTATAACGGGATGTTGCGCACGATGTTCGACGGATACATTACCGGCTATAACACCGAGAGCAGCTTCGAGCTGAAATGCGAAAATATGGCCTACAAGCTCAAGCTGAAACAGGCGCCCAAGTTCGAAACGCCGGCATCGGGCACGAGCGTGAACGACGTGATGGAAGGCAAATACAACCTTCTGAAAGATACCGGGTTCAAACTGCACTCCGAGACCAAACGGTTCGACATCCAGATCGGAAAAATCAAAATTACCGACAATTTTACCGTGGCCGACATCCTCTCGGCGTGGAGCCGTTACCGCATTTACTGTTTTCTGAAATATGACGAGAACAGTCCCGACCAGATGCCTGCCATCGCCATCGGCCGCCCGTATTCATCGGCCAAGAGCCAGCCCCGGTTTCCGGAAGACACGTCGTCCGGCCCTTTCCGCATACGCTTCGACACGCACGTGGCATCGTCGGATTTGAAAGTGCTCAAAACAGACCCGAAATTCCTTGCCGTGCAGGCCAAGGCATTGGGCTCGGACGAGAAATTCTTCGAGGTGACGGTGCGCCTGAACCCCGACTACGACCCGACTACTCCCGACAGCAAAGAGTTTCAGACCGTGAACGCCACGCAAATCAGCAAGAAAACGCACAAGGTCACGGGCAACACCACGGCCAGCGGCGCACAGACCCGCACGAAAGCCGACCTCTCGACCTACACCATCGTGCCCTACATGTCTCCGAACATGAAAATCAACTCCGACAAGCTCGTCGAGGAGGCCATCGAATACTTCCGCAGCTACAACCTGAACGGCATCAGCGGTTCGGTGACGCTCTTCGGGGATTTCGGGTTATATCCGGCTTGTCAGGTGGAACTCATCGATGACCGGAACCCGGCTAAGAACGGCACCTACATCGTCGAGGAGGTTACGACCACTTTCGGGACGGGAGGTTACCGACAGAAAATCTCGATACCGCATAAAATCAAAGGAACAAAGACAACGTATGGAAACAACTCTTAAAGATGATTTTACCAATGAACATTTTTCTTATCCAATTCCAGCGGTGAACTTACGACTGTGAATACACAAGGAGTTCCCAACCACGGTGTATCGAAACATTCGGATTTCGCTATGGGTGATTCACTACACATCATACCATAGAGTGGACAACATCGAAAGGATGAATTACCTAATAAAAATTTATACATTGCCTCCAAAGCAATCAATTCAAGAACATCCATCGAATCATCGCCTTCAACTATATCTTCAGCACGTTTCGTTGCTGTTGCAGGGTTATGATGTCCACAACTATGAGTTTGAATATAAGGGATGCCTAACCAACTAATGATAGCATTTAAGTTTTCTATCGAAATGCAATCTGTTTTTTCTTCATATAGAACTGTCAATAGAGGAAGCATCTTATTGGATAAACGCACTCGCTCCAGAACCGTCTTAATATAATCTAACGGAGCAACCAAATTTTGATTTAATGTTTTCAAAAAATGATTAGCCATACCATCGAAAAAATCGGGAATAGGAATGTCTTTCTTTTGTCGTGTTGTAATTGTAGACTGATCGATATAGTCAGAAAATAGTTGCATACCATCGGCAATCTTTTCTTTTTCAGCTTTTGCCAATAGCATAATTAAAGTTTCTCCTGGGGTCATACTGAAAAGAGCCGCATGGCAACAACATATAAGAAGTTTGGTATTGTGGCATAATGAAGGATAGTTGTGTTTGCATAATATTTTCACAACATTATACGGTACATCATCATGCGTAGCATCAGGGTCAACTAAACTTTGATACAATGCTGCCATACTTTCCTTGATGATGTATGCTCCCAGTTCTAAAGTATCCGTAACCTTGTTCTCAAATGTTGTAATCAATGATATTACAGGCATGTTTTCCCCTTCGACATTTTTCACACCTGTTCTAATCTCGATTCGTTTAGTTTGGTCTATTTTTACTCCATAAAATTGACGGTCATTGAAAAATCCATTTCCAACTCTGAATATGCTGTCAAGATGCTTCATTCGGTCTGTTGGAGAAATGGAATACGGTAACTTAACTTCATCACGGACGGCTATTTCCTCTTTCAGTTTTAACATCATTTCATAGCGTAAAATACTGGAAGATAATCCCCATAAAGTACCTATGTTTTGCCAATAGTGGATGTATTCATGAATGAAAGTCCCTCGATCTTCTTGGCTTATTAGGCTTAAATTGGTATTGAAATCTCCTGCTGTGTAAATATGGAAGAATGAAGTATTGTAAGCTCCCCGCAAATTAGATGCTATCTCTTTTTCAGATACTCCTAACGATAATAATTTCTCTTGTATATTCATTTTTATAAAGTTTCATTTATAAGTATTCAAAGATAGTAAAAAGCCTTCATCCAACTGTCTATTGTCGAATTTATCTATTCTTTGAATATGAAGAATTCACAGGACAACAACCGGCGGATGATACAGGAGGCGATCCGCAAAATCGCATTGGGACGCAGTATCGAGCGTATCGAGATGGCTCCGGGCGGTATGGGCGGTGTGGGTACCGCCCGCATGATTCACGGTTATGTCGCCAAGATACATGATGACCCCGGCGATGAAGAGTTTGTCGACTACGGCGGCACGGTGGACGTGGGCGAATATCCCGACGAAACCGCATCGGCAGGCGGTATCATCCACAAAGGCGTGTTGCTGGCTGCCGCCCGGAACAACGAGGGTGGTTTTCTCATCGTGCCGACCCTTTTTTCGGAGGTAACCATCGTACTGGACGCCGCCACCCGCCATGCCTATATCGTCAATTACTCCCATGCCGAGACCATCCGCATGGAGGCGCATTCCGAGGTCAGCATCGGCATGACGGAAACCGAGGTTCTCGACCCCGACAACGACTCTTCGCCCGACTACGACGAACTGGAACCGACCGGAAACGAAGCCCATACCAGCTACACGGCCGAAGGTATCACGGCAACGGTCAAGAACGACAGCGGCAAAGAGTCGTCGGTCGTGCAGGGTGCGGAAGAGATTGCGCAGACCGTCGATAAGTCGGAAGTCAAACAGACCACCGACAAAATCGTGCAGAAGGTAAATTCCACGACCGTTGCCGTAGCGGATAACAAAGTGACGCTCGGCGACGAGAACGCCACCGAGCCGCTTGTTTTAGGAAACGAACTGGCGCAGCTCATGCTGGACTTCCTGACGGAGTGCAGCAAGATCATGACGCCTACGCTTATGGGGACCATGCAGCCGCTGAACTTTCCCAACTTCCTCTCGCTGACCTCCAAGATTCAGAAGTTCCTATCCAAAACCTCCTATACCAAATGAGCGTCACCCTTCATCCCGGCATCGGCGGTCTCGATACGCAGAGCCTGTGTTACAGTCTCTACCGCCAGTTATACCAGACCTTCTTCAATGCCCAGGAGCGCAAAAGCGAGAACAATCCTTACGGTGTAGAGGAAGGTGACGACACGTCCATCCGTCTGCACAACACGGCTTACGGGTTTGCCGAGGCGATTTCGTCAGGCGTTTCCGGAGAGGGCGGCGGTACGGGTAGTTGGGCAGGCTATCTGCCCAGAAGCGGCGGCGACATGCAGGGACCCTTATGCGCCGACTACGGCTTTACCGCCGGCATCGACAACCGTCGTCTGCTGGAAACATACCGCACCCCACAAAGCGATGACGAGGGAAATATCATCGGTTACACCTATGGTATCCGCCTGACAGGCGACGTACACGTCGGCGGCAATCAACTCTTTGTGGGCGGTATGCAGCCGCTCCGTTGCGAACAGGCAACCGGTACGATTTACCTGAACGGGAAACGGGTCGATTTCGCTGACGCCGCCCTTTCCCTGACCGGAAGTATCCTGTTGGGCGAGTCCAAAGAAAACGGAGTGCTCCTGACTTCGGACAGCCTGCTCATTCATGGGCGGGAAGTCTATCACGGCGGTAATGCCAACCTTCCCACTGTGGATTGGTCGATGCACGACGCTACCGTCACCGGTTCTCTCGAAGTTACGGGAGCGGCGACACTCTCCGGAAAGCTGCGAGCCTTGCAGGGCGTGGAGTTGGGCGACGGCGGGCGGTTGCTCTTCTCTGTTCTCGGGGAGACCGTATCTTGTTTGAGCGACCTGACCTTTTCATCCGGATGCGGTGTGAAAATCAGCGGAGTTACCGTACTCAAAGGCTCCGGTGCGAGCGACATCCGGTTGGAGGGTGCCGACGGCGACCTGCTTGTGGGCGGCGACCGCACGGTTAAAATCCGGTTGATGTCGAACCTCACGGATATCGATGGCGAGCACGTTTTGCTCTCCCTATACGGCGCGGCGTACTTTCCCGACTCCATCCGGGTACGGCACAACTACGGCGGGGACCTGCTCTCCTCGTACCGCACCGACAGCGAGGACGAAGGCATCGTCATCCATAAGCGATTGCGTTTCGGGAGCACGGGCGACTGTTATCTGACCGGAGAGGACGACATGCTGGCTTTCGTTTCCCGCAGCGACCACACCCAATCTCCCGGCGGTCAATACGAACAGGTTGCGACGCTATTGTTCCATGCACCCTCCACCAGCCGTTACGCTCCGTTAAACCGGACTTCGAGCTCCCTGCGCATCGGCACATTCGGGGACTTTATCGTCGCCCTGAATCCCGTCGAAGTCACGGGACATATCGGTATCAACGGGAGCCTCACCCGTCTTACGGCGGAGGGACTATTCTTTACCGACGACATCTGCCTCAGACAGGCTGGGGACGGCATCCGTCACGGCGGCAACGCCTACTTCGACGGCAGTCTCTCCTCGGAGCGATTTACCTCCGGCATGGCCGGTACCGGTTGGGCGATCCTGCGAAACAGAACGACGGGAAGCATCTCGGCGACCTTCGACGAACTGACCGTCCGTAAACGGATGCGGCTTTACGAATTAGAGGTGCAGCGTTCCTCGGCGACCAACGGAGCCTTGTGGGTTACCGATACCTGTTCAGGGGACAGTGTCGAGAAACTATAAATCCGACTTATGGCCCTATACGAATATTCCCGATTCAAGATACGCATCGACCCAGGTTCCAAGAAACGGCAGGGATTGCACACCGGAGACGTCGTGCGCCGCCAGTACGTGGATGGCGCACAGACCTTTTACAGCCTCATGGTCGTGCTGGCCACCGGTGAGGACTCCGTGCCGTTGCCTGACGGGAAGGAGGCGTCGTCGCCGTATTTTATCGGTGCGCTCATCGAGGGCGATGAGCCCCGTGACGGGGAGCTGCTGGATTTCGTCCGCCTCACGAGCCTGACCGATGAACGGCGCAGCGGTGCTATGTACCTGACCGCCTCTGACGAAGAAGCCCCGTACATGGATGTCATCGACGGCATGGGGACGGAACGTTCCTTGTACCGCCCTGCATCGCTTGCCGCGTTCGGGTGCAGTGACAATGCGACATGGAGCTATCATTATTTTCCCTCGGAAGGTCTGGCCATCCGGATTATCCGAATCACCCGTTCTGCCGTTCAGACGGCAGCTTCAGGCGGTTTGCAGATTCCGTTTCCCCGGTCCGTTTCCCATCCCCAGCGTTTGGTGATTTCTTTCCGTATCCGTGCCTCCAAAGAGTTGTCCGCCGTGCCGCTTCGCTTCGGGTATGCCGACGGCACGGAGACGGACGGACAGGACACCGTGGACGTTACGACCGAGTGGCAATACCGGTTGAGCCTCATTACGGTGGACTTTCCTGCGGAATATGCCCGCGTACTGGCTTTCGACCTTTCCGGACATCTTGACCCGGGCGACTGGTGCGAGGTCGGCGACCTTAATGTCTGCCTGTCAGAACACCTTTCCTCCTTTGCCGAAGCCGCCAAAATCCGTATCGGACGTATCACGGGAATTGCCGACCCGCTGTTCGGCATGTTGCAAGGTTACGGGGCTTACTTCCAGCGTCTCTACGCCACGCGGGACGTCCATGTGGCCGGTACGCTGACCGCCGGTGACGAGGGCGGCTTCGGCAGCACTTTCTACGCCGGACGTATTCACAAGAACTGTATCCTCAATTCGCTGAACGGTAATTTTACCACGACGATCGTCCGCCTTTCGTCCCACTCTCCGAGCGGTATCGGTAAAAACATCCTGCTTCCCGTTAGCGGCGGGACCTTGCTTTGCCAGAAAGAAGCATGGGCGGAGAAACACGCGGGCGAGCGTTACTGCCTTTCGTTCTGGTGTTATTGCCCGTCCAAACAAGAGACCTCGTTCGATATTCTTCACGGGGGAAAGGTGCTTGCCAGCCTTATAATGCCCCAATCCTGGCAACGGGTACATATCGCCTTCGACATCGAGCCTGTCCCCGGTAGCGACCTTTGCATCGATTTCCGCACCGAGAACCGGGTGGTCTGGTTTTTCAGTTCCCCACAATTCGAAAAAGGAAACGTGCCGACCTTGTACCAACCCACGGACGACACTCTGAACGAGACCGACGAATACGGGGCATGGTTCTGCCGGGGCGGTGTGGGCGGCACAATCCAGCACCCTCTGCTGCGATTGGAGCCGGACGGTTCCATCCGTGCCGGCAACGATTCGTTCGTCATCAACCCCGACGGCAGCGGATACTTCTCCGGCGGCCGTTTCCGCTGGAACAAAGATACCATCATCTTGCAGGATGTCACCATCCGCTGGGAGGATTTGGACGAGGAGATGCAGGAACAGATGAGACCCCGTTTCGTCACCGTCGAGGGCGGTACGGTGTTTCACTATCCCGATGCCGTTTCAGACAATCTCTGCGACCCGGCGGAAATCCTCCTGACCGGCACGGCGCAGAACCTGACAGCGGATTCCTGCCGCTGGGAATACCTTGCCACAGACGGCGGGTGGAAAGACACCGGAGGAAACTCGTCCGTTTATACGCTCACGCCGGACTTTCCCGGCTGGGAAGGGCGGAACGTGCTGACACTCCGCTTCGTCATCCGCTCCTCTGGTACGTCGTACCACGCCACCCATACCGTCTCCAAACAATACGACGGCAGTGACAGCTATTCTCTGCATGTGGAGTCCGATTCGGGCACCGTTTTCCGCAACCACATGGTCGAGACGACGCTCCGCGCCCGCCTTTACAAAGCGGGAACAGAGATTACAGACCGGATTCCCGATGAACAGTTTCTCTGGAGCCGTATGAGCGACGATGCCGAGAGCGATGCCCTTTGGAATGCGGAGGAACATCGGGGACGCACGCTGCGGATTACCGGTAAGGATGTATGGCGCAAGGCTGTATTCAACTGCGAAGTATTCAAATAGGAACCGCGTTACATGTGAAATCCCTAAAAATTTCTATCTTTGCCCCTGAAAATAAAAAACATTGATATGAAAGAACTTGTAGAAAAAATCAACGGACTGATGGAGTCCTTCTCGAAAGATGCCAAGGCTCAGATCGAAGCCGGTAACAAAGCTGCCGGTACCCGTGCCCGCAAAGCATCGTTGGAACTGGAGAAAGCACTGAAAGAATTCCGTAAGGTTTCGATTGAGGCTTCGAAGTAAGCCTGTTCGACAACATCGAAAAAGAAGCATTGTCAGAGGATCATGCTTCTTTTGTTTTTTGCCGTTCTTCTCTATAAACTCATTGCCCACACATACGGCTATTCTTATACAAACAAAACGTATGAGCAGCCGACAACTTATCGCCCGTGGGCAAACCACGCTTTACATACAGAAAGATTCCTACACGATCAGCCAATCGCTCGGGGAATATGTCTTCCCCGCAGACCATTCCGGAAAGATTCTCTCATCCGTTACCTTGACCTCGACCATCAAGGTCATATTGGGCGATTCGGAATACAAAGACTTTACCATCGGAGCGATTATCAAGCCGACGGGTTTTTCCTCCATAACAGTGGACAACAGCCGGAAGACCGTAACCTATACGGTTGCTTCTGGAACAACAACCCTTGCCGACCACGGTTCTTTGGATATTCCCGTTACCATTGCGGGGACGGTTTACCGCCTGTCGTTCGTCTGGTCGAAAGCGAAAGCCGGTACGCCGGGTCCAGCAGGTGCCGATGCCAACCTGCTGGACTGGGTACGGGAATGGAATACGGGGAAAACGCTCATCGACAGCCATACCGTCATCACGCCGAAACTCTTTGCCGGTGTGAAGAACACAGACGGAACCATGACGGGTACTGCCATCGGCCGTTTTTCCCTCAGTACGAAAACCGCTTCGGGCAGTATTACCACCGAAACCATCGACGGGATCTGCGGATTCAGGAACGGATACAAAACCTTTCTTTTGGATAACGGTGGCAACGTCCAGTTCGGTTATGGCGACCAGTTTGTCCGCTATGATGCTGCAACCGGCAAAATCACGTTCGGTGCGGGTGTCAGCCTGAACTGGACCAATGCCATCCAGCAAGCCAAGACTGAAACGCTTAACGCCGCTGCTGCTACTGCTCAGAGTAAAGCGGACACGGCATTGGGCAGTGCCAAGAGCTATGCCGATACCAAGAAAAGCGAAGCCATCAACAGTGCTGCCGCTACCGCCCAAAGTAAGGCCGATGCGGCTTTGAACTCGGCCAAAAGTTATGCTGACACGAAAAAAAGCGAAGCCATCACGCAGGCAGGCAAAGATGCGGACAGTAAAATCTCTGCATTGACCACTACGTTGAACGCCTCCATTGCCGATGCCAAGAAAGCCGGTACGGATGCCCGTGCCGTGGCGGATGCCATCACCTCGAAAGCCAATACAGAGGGCTGGTCGAACAAGCTGACCTACATCGATACAAACGGCATATTCACGGGGAAGCTGTCCGCCAACACCGTCAGTGCCATCAACATCAATGCCTCGCAGATTACGGCAGGCACCATCGCTACCGCCCGTCTGAATGCTGCGGAGATCCGCTCAAACATCATCAATGCGGCCTACATCAACGGTCTGACGTGTGCTTTCGTTCGGGGCACCATCGGCGGCTGGACCATCGGAGCCACTACGTTATCCAACAGCCACATCCTGTTGGACAGCGGCAACAAACGGGTGGTCGTGTACGGGGCAAGCTCTGGAGCGACAAGCGGCAAGCGGGTGCAGCTTTACTACAATTCCGATACGGATTTCGGTTTCTATGCCACGGATGCCGCCGGCACTTGTCTTGCCCGTTTCGGCTCGGCCAACCAGATTGCCGGGTGGAACATCGATGCGAACCGTATCTACAAAAACAGCATCGCATTGGGTGCGGACGGCTCCATCACGAACGGCAGCAAGTGGAAACTCAACAACGACGGTTCCGGCAGCATCGCGTCGGGGAATATCTCATGGAATGCGGCCGGTGCGGTAACCTTTTCGGCAGCGGTGTCGTTGAACTGGACCAATGCGGCCAATTCGGCATTGGCGTCCGCCAAAACGTATGCTGATACCAAGAAAACGGAAGCCGTCAATGCAGCGGCAGCAGATGCCACCAGCAAGTCCGATGCTGCCAAAGAACTGGCACGGGCGATGGCATTCGGTAAAATGCTCTACCGTGATCCGACTTTCCGTAACGGCAATAATAGCGCCAATGTCTATAACAATGCAGGTAACGGTACGGTGACCATAACCCGAACCGGCGCATCGGCTCCCAATGACAGCGGTTATGTATTGGAGATTAAAACTACCGGAAGTGCCTCTCCCGGATTCGGAGGCTTCACGTTCTATACCCAAACCGGATATAAAAAGATATTCATTGTCCGTATCATAGCCAAAATTCCGACCGGGCGAAAAATTGCCTGGGCGACAAATAACATCGGTACGGGCGGCTCCAGCAAATGGCTGACTCCGACAGCCGGTACGGGAGACTGGTGCGAGTATATCTATAAAGTAGTCTGCGGCACTGCATCCTTTTCCTCGACCAACTTTTTTTATCTGACAGGTGGTGCGGCCGCTACAGCCGAAGCACCGGTTACATGGCAGGTGGCATACGCGACCGTGTTCGATGTCACTTCATCGGAACGGTACACCACAACCATCGATGCCAACGGTATCTATACCGGTACACTGACTGCGACGCAGGTCAATGCCGTCGCCATCGACGCAGGCAGTATCCGGACGGGGATGCTCAGTGCCGACCGTATTGCTGCGGGGAGTATCAACTCTTCCAAACTCGACGCGGCCAGCATCAAGGCCAATATCATCAATACGGACTACATCAACGGCCTGACCTGTACTTTCGTGCGGGGCAAGATCGGCGGGTGGACTATCGGGGCGGACAACATCACGGCCGGCAGTGTCGGAACCGTCGGAGCTATGCCGATTCAGATTCGCTCGGCGGCCAGTGGCTCGGGCTATTGGTACAGCGGTGCCTATAAACCCTTGGGCATCGTAATGACATGGCGTCAGAGCAGCAATGCCGGGCATGTGGTCTTCGGACAGATCGCCGCTTCGGGCAGTACGGTCAAGACGGGCTTTCTCGGCATCCAGATGATGACCTGGGACAACGTGGAATACTTCTGTCTGTCGGCCAACTACACGAAATCGGGAGCCAAGGAGATTTATAACCGCATTGCCGGCTGGGCTTTCGACAACAGCCGCATCTGGAAAAACAACGTCTCGTTGGGCGCTGACGGCTCCATCACCAACGGTACGCGGTGGGAACTCAACAACGACGGTTCCGCCTCGTTCGGCTCCGGACGCAGCCTTTTCAACACGGATGGCTCGGGACAGGTGGCCAACGGCAAATTCAAGTGGGATGCCGCCGGCAACATCATCGCCCAAGGAGGTAAATTTAAGGACGTGACCATACAGGGAACCATCCGCAGTGCCTTCGTCCAGAACGACCCTTCCATCTGGATTGTCGTAGGCGGCGGCACGACCAGTGATGTACAGACCGACCCTGTGCATTACGACAATGTGGTGTGTACGCAATCCGGAGGCTGGAACGAAAACATCAACCTGCAATGGACACTGGAAAACTCCGGCCGCCGGATTTGTCTGGTTAATTACAAATGGGGTTCGACCGTCTCCACGGGAGTGATGAGCATCACGGCTCCGAGCGGGAAATATTTCTACGAAGACGGTATCTCGAAAACGACGCTCAAATTCTCCCGAGAGGTCATCGAGATGATCGGTTATGGTGACGACAAGACCTTTTTCGGATGGATTATACTCAACCGCCGGGACCTGATGACAACCAGCCGGTACGGAAAGTTTCAGCAAATTCTTGTTACAGGCATTGTTACCGGAACAACATCCAGCGCATCTATCCGCTATTTCTGTTTCGACGGTTCAAAATCTGTATCCGTCAGCCGATTGGGGAAAGGCATGTACCGCGTCTATCTTCCCTCTTCGTGGGGATTGTCAAGCCGTTACCTCGTCATGGCTACCGGAATCTATTCCACGGCGGAAAACACCCCGATTTACCCGACGGTAAAAGCGATCTATTCCTACTATTTCGACATTTACACGCAAGACGACGCTTCCCGGAATGACGGCTCGTTCAATTTTCAGGTAATCAGTACGGCGGACTGGGATTTGTAATCTTTTTTGGAGTATTGTCACCTGTTCCGTTCCTTAATATGCTATTCTTTCATAAAACCTGCTATATGAACATCATCCGTATCACGACGACAAAGACGGCGCAGGAACGCACGAACCGCGCATTCTACAATCTGGACTTTACCATTACCGACAACGCATTGGAGCGGGTGGTGGCGACTGTTTACACCCCGGAAAGCCGTCCCGACAGCGACACGCCTCCGGTCTTTATCGGCACCATCACCTACGAAAACGGACAAATCTTCTGTTCTCTGCCCAAAGAAGTGTCCATTGCCGGCATGATGGCTGACTTCGAGAACTTTATGGCTCAGATTCAGTCAGCTGTAACGGATGAACACGCAGACAACGAATAGTACGGAAACCTAATTATCAGAATATGGAATTAAACATCAAGGACCGGCTCTACATTCCGGTTATCCTGCCCAAAGACGGCACATTCAAGGAGTTCAACACCAAAAAAGAGATTCTCCGCAAAATCGAAATCTCCGCCGAGGAGCGCGAAGCGGTCGGTCTGCACGAGAATGAGGAGAACGGTCGCATCGAGTGGGACATCGAGAAAGACACGCCGCTGGCCATCGACTTTACGGGGGATGAACTTACCTACCTGAAACAGGCGTGCGAGAAAATCTCGGACGAGAGGCTGCCAGACGACATGTGGATGGTGGTGGAGAAAATTTATGACGGGAAATAGTATGAATTTGCAGCACAAATTTCCGTATTAACATTAGTCTGGCAATGCCAGACTAATGTTTTATAGAACTAAATAAAATATCGATAATCGTATGTTGCTCCATTATATTGATGCAGTAAATTACCTACTTGTGCCAATGTATTAGAAGTGTCAATTGTTGCTGGCAATTTCGTATATAAATTGAATGAGTTCCAGTTCATCTTCGTAAATCCAATAATTTCAGAGGCAATAGTAGATAGATCTCCTTTACCATAATACTTAGTTATTTTTAGAGGAGCCGGAATACACCTGCCACCGGGATAGTAGCGCCGTCCACCCCGAATTGATGGAACAACACCATGTGTCCATAGTAAAGCATTTCTTGATGACAGTTTTATGCAAGTTCCACGCGATACCGGATATGAATCGTCAGAAATATTGTTGTTATAAACTCTTTGTGCTATAAATTTAGCATTGTATTCATAATTGATGGTTATCAAGTCGATGTCTTTAATTCCCGCTTGACTTAGCGCATGAGTAATGCCTTCAATTTCTTCATTTCTAAATGGTGTTCGTTTGTGAATGACAACCCTGCGAGGTAATTTATCCATAGATTTAACGAACAATTCTCGTATGGTAATTCCAAATTTGAATGCTTCCTCATAAGTTAAGTAAGGATTCTTTTTCCCATCAAATTGAGGCTGCTCAACTTTTGATAATTTGTATCTTAACCCTTGACCTTTAGCGTTGTATATGTGGCTACAACCCAAAACGATGTCCACTTTTCCTTTACTATTCGTTTTGACGCTATAACCAATGCCTGCATACGCCGTATCTGAATCAAGACTGGCCAATGCCCAAGGGATACGCATTGCCTTAACAAATAAAGCTAACGACAACCACCAACAGATTTCGCACACCATTGGATCACTCAGAGTCTTTTCTTCTATAATTTGAGTTGTAAAACTGTGCTGAGCTGCATAAGCCTTTATATAATTGTGTAAATCAAACGATTCGCCGTTATGCTTGAATTGTTTGTGAATACTCCAAGATGTAGGTATGTAAATTACAACCACAATTCCCGGATATTTATCTGCTAAACTACCGGCTTGGTGACATATTGATTGTGCAAGGCTTATCGTATCTCTCGGCGTATCTTCTGTTTTTATCCACTTATCTGTATTGCGGTCAGGAATCTCCAGTAATGTTTTATATATACTGTGAAATCCTGTATATGGCTGAATGTAATCCGAATTATCGTTTGCCTTTACGGTTGTGTTTAAGCGTTGTAAAAAAGAGTTGAATCTATCCGTGTGAGCATGAGGGCAGATCACACCCAGTCTTACATTTTGAGGCAAAACATCTTTTTGCCAAGAATCATAAGGCTTATGATTAGATAATCCTCTCATAGGATTTGAATCTAAAAAAGGTCTGTCTGCAAATGTATTTACGAATTCTAATTCAGGTTCTTTGAGTTGAAGTCCCCGATAAATCGTTCTTCTATTATCATACGATCTTGAAAAATATCCTCGTTCGTTGTTGTCCTGATATTGTATTTCGGAAAATCCGCTATTGTTGCTTATTTGGAACTTAAATCCACTGCCAGAATTTTGAGGGAACTCAAAAATAAGACGTGCATTGCCAAATACGATATTTTCCCATTGAATCAGTTTATTGCTATATGCCTGGTTCCACATTTTATCCAGATATATCCGCGCATACTCCTGCTTTTTCTCTTTTGAAACCGTGCGTGGGTTTTCTATATATATTGTTGGCCGCAAGGAAAGCAGGGCGTATTTTTGTTGTGGCACAAAAATAAGTGAGCATTCTATTGCTTCATGGATCAATATGCCATTATCATTCTTGAAAATATCAGGTCGCCAAAGTGTATTATGCCTAACATCAACATTGAGGCCCCGAATTGTCGCTATACTTTGTAGTATTGCTCTTAAAAACAGTTCCCTATAACTGCTTTTTTGCTCTATATCATCTATTGAAACAGGAATCCGTTCAATATCACTTTTGAGTCGGGAACCGAATACATTATTAATGACAGAACCTGTGGATAAAGCATATACCTTTTGCTTGTATGGAACAGCTATAATACTTTGGTCTTTAGTTAGCTCCCTTAAAAGAGCCCAAGGTCTTTCATCTTCTTTATATTCAATTTCAAATTGAAATAATTCCTTAGGAAAGATTATGGGATACAAATTACTTTTCAAGTATTTGTCCGTCTTCGTGATATGAATAGAAAATGGAGATGTATTGTCGTCTTCAGGGACGCTCTCCAATATAGACATAATTTCTTTTTGTTTTTCTACGTCTGAATGGAAACTATTCATAACCAGCGAAAGCATCGTTTTATCAAAACCGTCAGTATCAATATAAAACGCTTCCCGCTTTGCATTTTTTGCAGTTTTTAATAGGGTTTCCACTTCTGGTGGTATATCAGAACCATAACCACACCAATATATGCGTCCAGAACCTCTTTCTGAAAATGCTTCCGTTAATGCCGACATTAGCGATTTATCACGACCGCTATAACCGATTACTATGAGATTCTTATCGTTAAAATATCGTTTCAATGCTGCCACAAAAGTCGGATGTTGATTATCCAATTCTTTGGAAGTATTTTTTAACGATGTGTATTTATAGTCCCCATGTAAGGCTATATATAGTAATTCATTGTTACTTTCAGTCCGATATATTCGATCAGTACAATCCAGGTTTATACAGATAGGCGTAATGTTGGCTTGTTGAGCCGCACGTTCAACCAAGCCATCGAAATTAGTTGACCATACAGATTTGACAATGCCGTATTTGTTCAAAAGACATAAAAGTTTATACCCAATATAGGGTTGCTTTCCTTGAGCTAAATGCTCAAAATATTTCACTCTATCCCCCTCAATGGGCAATGCTTCTTCCGCATAAAAGGAATATTCATGTGCATCCCCAACAGGTGGATATTTACCTTGATTATCAAGCCATTTCTGAATGAAGTTTTTACATGTATCTGATTTAGGATCGATAAATGAAGGTATTGAAGACTGGGAAGAACAATAAATAAGTTTTTTCCAATCCCATATACAATCGTTAGCAGAAGGCATTCCTGAAGTAATAGATGCTCCAGCACCTAATAGAAATGCAAAAGATGTATCTCGGTTCTGGACAAACGAACGGATAAAAGCATCAAAATCCAAATATAAATTGTGCTGGTCCATATTTTACTGAATCTTTATATCAAATTTAGAACATCCTTTTATAAAAACATAAATGCTGTTGCAAATTTAACAATTTGACTTAATGCGAACAAATATAAAGGGTTAATAATTAACGGGAATAGCATTATCAACTATTCAGCTTATAATGATAATAAAGCAGGTCTATAAACCATTCTATTTTTTTGTCGCTAATCTTTATCAGTAACACACGGCCCCGGCGCACCTGTGTCCGGGGCTTTTCAATACTTGTTTATGGCACGCATGGACATCACGATGAATCCCTCTTTGGGTGAGGTAAACACCTCGTCCGGTCTGGCCGGAAAGGTGTTCTATCCGTTTCGTCTGTCGGGAGAACAGGACGAAAAACGGGTTCGCGGGGAGATTACCGTCCCGGCGGACTTCGCCGTGCGTCGCCGTGGCGAACAGGGTTTCTATGTCCAAATCCCGTACACGCCGCTTTACAAGGAGCTGCTCGTGCGCCTGCGTTTGGACAACGGAACGGGACATCCAGAATATGTCGTCAACTCCACGGACAACACCGTCTGGTTCCCCGTGTATTTACAGGACAGCGAGGGTGCAATGCTGACCATCCGGCTCTCCGAATACGAGACCGTCAACGAAGAGGGCCGTTACCACCTTGTCCTTCGGGACGGTTGCCTGCTTCTCTATTCCGGTGACGACACCGATCTGGAAATCGGCACCGCCAAATACCAGAACGAGGTGTTCCTGCTGAAAGCCTTTCCGGGAAACCTATACCAGTATCCCACCACCGGTGTCGGTCTGATCGACTTCCTGCACGGCAACTTCGAGAACAACAACCTCGCTGCCAGACTGCAAGCCGAGTTCAAGGGCGACAACATGGTCATTATCAACGCCTACATGGATTCCGTTACCGGAGAACTGCTATTGGAAACTGAAGAAAAGGAGGAACAGAATGGGTAAATATACCGTTACCGAAGGTCAGAACCTGTATGATGTAGCCTTGCACTTGACCGGTTCCATCGAGGGCATCGTGGACCTGCTGATCTGTAATCCCGCACTCTCTTTGGCCGAAACGCTCCTTAGCGGGGACGAACTCTTCTACACGGACGATTTCGTCATCAACGCGGATGTGGTCGCCCGATACCGCAGAGAACAAATCGTCCCGGCTGGCGGAGAACGGAACGTTTATCCCAAGTATCCGTCGGGCAGTCGCCGTCTGTGGTTTACGCTGGGAGCCGCACAAATCGCTACGGCTTTCTCCCTTTCCGGCAGCGGTACCGCCGAAATCGACTGGGGCGACAACTCCGCGTTGGAACCCGTAGTGTTGAGTTCCTCCGTGCGGCTTATCGAGCATCGTTTCGATAACACGGTCGCCATGCCCCGGCATGTACGCCTTTACGGGGACTTCACCCTTCAGAGCCTCGATTTGAGCGCGAGCGGTGCCCGTCGCGTCCGCCTGTCCGAGCCGCTTCATTGCGAACGGTTTTCGCTTTGCGGCGGTTCATGCCCGTTGGACTTCGTACCTCTGCTGGACGGTGTCTTCCGGATGAACCTCAGCCGCCAGAGCTGCGGGACACTGCTGCCGTTGGCAGAGTGCCGGCAACTGATGACGCTCGATCTGACGGACGCCGACGTAAGCCGTGCTGCCGTCGATGAATACCTGATCCGGCTGGTTACCCATCATTACGGGCGCCGCAACTGCGACCTCACACTGCCCGTCGTTCCCTCCGGCACTTATGCGGAACCCGTGCGGAATGCAACGGGAGAATGTGTCCCCGCCACCGGTTTGGAGGCCGTCTGGCTGCTCACCCACGAGGAGAGCTGGAACGAAGGCGGTGCCTGGGTCATCCGTACTCCTGAAAAATGCTATCGTTACACCCCCAATCAACCTTGAACCCATGAGTCGAACCCTGAAAGAAATATACGACGAAGCCGTCCGGGAACGCAACAGGCGCATGGAGCTGAACGAGTTTTCCAGCGACTCGAAGCTCTCCATCCTGAACGGTATCACATGGACGGTCGCCGCCGTCATCCACAGCTTCGAGACCCTGCTCGATGTCTTCGCCTACGACATCTCCGAAACCATCAACCGACGTATCAACGGCACTCCGGACTACTATGCCCGTGCCTTGCTCCAGTACCAGAAAGGCGACGAACTGACCGTCCGCGAAGACGGTCTGGCTTTCGGGTACGCCTCCGTGGACGAAAGCAAGCGTATCATCACGCAAGTGTCTTATGACGAGAGCAGCGACGACGTGAACCTCGACAGCAAATTAGTCCTGAAAGTCGCCACCGGGGACAAGGGCAACCTGTCCGCCGTGGATGAGGAGGAACTGGTGCAGATTCGCGCCTATCTCGCCAAAATCAAGTTCGCCGGTACCCGTGTTGAGGTAACCTCCCTGCCTGGCGACCTCTTAGTGCCCCGGCTCTCCGTCTTCTGGGACGGCGCCATCTCCGAGGCGGAGGTGTTCGATAACATCGAAGAGAAGCTGAAGGAGTACATGATGAACATCGAGTTCAATGCCGTCGTCTATGTCTCCAAAGTCATGGAAGCCATCCGCTCGGCCGAGCATGTGACCGACGTGTGGATCGACGAAGAGGCCGCACCCCGGCAGGGTGTCTTTTTGGCCTGCCACAACAGCGACGGGACCCTGATGCCGATGGAGCGCATTGCCCGGATGAGGCACACCGCTTCCGGATACCTGCGCCAGTCCTCCGGGAAGGGCGGCGAAGAGCAGATACCCAATTTCCGACAAGCCCTAAAACTCAGCGTCGATGGACAATAACAGATACCGGCTGCCGACCGACAGGCTCATCAATCGCCTGACCCCGCACTATTTGTCAGGACGGCGTTACATCCTGCTGTTGCAAAGCCTCGTGTGGCCGTTGCAAAGCCTGAACGACCGTTTTTGCGCATGGGCACGGGAGCGGCAGATCGAGGCGCGCATGACCTCGCAGGTAATGTGGTTCGAGTGGTGGCTGAACTACCGGTTCCGTCGCTACTTCCGCGACGCATCCGATGTCATCCGCATCACGGACAGCACACCGCTCGGCGTGGAACTCTACCACGAGGGCGCGACGGTCGGTCGCCCGTTCACAGTGTGGTACGAGGGCGAGCAGGTCACGACGGACCGTGACGATGAAAATCCCCGGCCGTTCCATTTGTTTGCCGAAGAGAAAGCCATTGCGAAAGTCAGCTTCATGGTGAGCGTGCCGTCCATCACCATCCCCACGCAGGAGTTCGTTTACATGCTTTCCTACGCGGTGAATACCTACCGCACGGCAGGCAAGACCTACCTGATCAAAATAGACGGCGAAGAGCTCAAACCCAATAAAACGAAATCATGAAAGAATTCATCGCGGAACCCGGCGGCCGTTATACCTACGCCGACGATATCATCAACTTGCAGGACATGGTGTTGGCCGTCGGCAGCCTACTGGACGGCTGTTCCAACTTCATCATCTCCGGCTGCCAGTGCCAAGGTGCCGTCATTACCCCCGGATACGTCTGGTTAGGCGGTAAAATCCGCCGTTTCGAGGGGTGTGCCGACGCTTCGTATCCGTACTACATCTACGAGAAAAACAGCAACGAGTCGGTTACTTACGCCAACGAAGTCAACAAACGCGGCCGTGCCTGCTATCTGGCTTCGGGCGGACGCTCCGTGCCCGACACGGCCGATTCCGTCACGGGAGCCTTGCCGCAGTTCATCGAGGTGACGGCCGACTATGCACCCCGGCTGGCGGATAAGTTCTTCGGTCGCTACGCCCTGATGACCGACAGCCCCTTCGCCAGGCAGACCGTCCGTAAAGACCTCCTGCTGACCGGCACCCTGACCGTCGAGAAAGGTGTCGAGAGCAAACATTCGCTGCTGGTCTCCCCGACAGGCAGCAAAAAGATTCTGCGGGGTTACTTTTCCGAAGCCTCCGTCGCCCGTCTCGAAGCCGGCACGAATGCGACTCCCGTCGCCGCCGTCGTATTCGACCTGCTTAAAGGCTGCGTCATCATCGAAAGCAAAGGCATTGTCACCGCTACCTTCACGGAGCGGCTCTGCACCTTGTCCGACCTGCGCAGCGACACGGTGCGTGCCGGTTCGCTTTACCTGACGGGCAATCAACTGAAGAACATCGCCGAGCGTAGCGACAAAGGAACCGTCCGCATCAACTACGACGGCTACGAGGAGGGCACGGCCTACTTCCGGAACTTCGAGGTGTACGACGGCAAGCGGTGCGTGCTGCCGCTGTTGCAGGTTTGCGGAGCCGACAAACGGGTGGCGGTACATGCCGTGCTTGCCGTCGATTCGGCGCATGGTATCACGCTCTCGGACGCAGGCCACGTCCTGACGGATGCCGCATTCGGCGGTACCATACGCTGGTGCGACCAGTCGGGAGCGGAAGCCGCCATTGTGGGTTATACCGAAGACAAACACCCTCATTTTTCCATCACCAACACGGCAGGAGGCATTCTGCTCGTCTCGAAAAACTTCGTCGATGTGCAGGGTGATTTGCAGGTAAACGGCATCTCCATCGCCAAGACCTACGCCACGCAGCAGGCCCTGACCGACGGACTGAATAAGAAAGTGGATGCCGTCGAGGGCAAAGGGCTATCGACCAAAGATTTCACCCAAGAACTCTACGACAAACTGAGCGCCATTGCCAGCGGCAACTTCGCCGGGGAGGACATGCCCCAGAGCGAGGGATACGTCACCACGACGCAGGTCGCCGCCGAACTCCGGAAAAAGGCAGACCGCCTGCTTGACGGTCTGGATGAGGGCGAACAGCAGACCGCCGCCGGGAATCTGGGTGTCTATTCCAAGAAAGACGCGGACAGCCGTTTCGGCCGTCTTGCCGAGCTGTTCCAGGACTACATCACCTTTTTGGTCCGTCAAGGGAAAAGTTCGGCCCAAGCCCAGCAGATGCTTCGGGAGAGGTTGGCCGCCGCCGGCAGCAAAGACCTTGCGGACAACTATGTGCGGCGGGATAAGAAATTGTCAGACCTCGCATTACCCGATGACGATGCCCGTAAGCTGGCCTGCAAAAATATCGGGGCTGCCTACGCCGCCGACTACCAGCCCAAGCTGCTCGATACCGGCTGGCTCCAGATGTCGAACAGCGGTTCGGGAACCGATACCAGCAAGCTGTTCGTGCGCCAGATCGGCAGCATCGTCTGCATACAGGGTCGTATCAACACCGCCCGGCGTGACGGCAGCAACGAGGGCGGCATTATCGCCGTCATTCCCAATAAGGTCGAGCCGCCCAAATACGGCTTGCGCACCACGATGGCACACTGGAACGACGACCACAAATACAACAGGGGCTCGTCCTTCACCATCGACGCCGGAAGCCGCTACGTCCGTATCTACGAAAGGGGCATGTACAACACGGAAATCAATATTCACTTTTCATACATGACGTAACATGAAAAAGCTCAACATCCAGCGCGACCTGAACAGCCGCGCCGCCATCAGCGAGAAACGCCGCCGCACGCACAGCGTCGCCCAGGCATCTGTCGAACCCGTAAAACCCGAAACACATGGCACAAGCGAAGAAACACCGGAGCGCGAGGATCACCCGCAAAGCGGAGCAGAACCCCGCAAAACGTCCCGGAAAGTCCGGAAGGCCGAAGGGAACGTATAAGCGTTACCTTTTCGAGGAGACCAAATTGGGATTTTTCCTCAAATACGAAATCCCCGAAGTGTTCCAGCTCATCATGCAGTCGTTGCCGGCGGGCAGGCACCGCGCTCCGCCCTTGCCGCTGATCCGTATCGTCTGCTCGGCCTCCAAAGACCCGTCCCTGCGCAAGCCCAAGTTCCGGCGTTACATGGAGCTCTACGAACGGGACGGCCTCTATTGCCGCCGCGCTACCGTGATGACCCCGGCGAAGAAACCCTTCTACGACGAGATGCGGCGGCGCAAGTTGGAGAAATTCATCTGCCGTAACCGGAAACTCATCTCCGCCATCCGCCGCCAGATGGTCGAGGATGCCTCGAAGGTGGACACGTCGAGCCTCTATCCGGTGGAGCGTCTGCGTCTTCCGTGGCAGAACCCCACGACGGGAAAACCCTGAAACGATTATTTGCAGGATAAAATAAACCGTTTGAAAACAGCGGGTTATCCACTTTTTCAGCAAACATTCAACCGTTTATTTTGCCCGCTCGTGAAAGGAGGCTATTTTTGTAGATACTCAATTGAATCCGCCCGTTCGGGCGGCGCATAGGGAAAGTGATAAACGGAACGGTATCGTCCGGCTTTCCATCCAGTTTCTAAACTGAAGAGCGGCGGTGCATCCGAACCCGTCCCTCGTCGTCTTTTAGATTCTTCGGCATTAGTAATTTTATCACTTTCAACACTATGCAAGACGAAAATCTTGAAAGAGAGAATCCGGTTTCCGTAGAGGATTTATTCCTTGCCTCGCAGGAGACCTATGCCCAGGCGCAACAGCGGGCGCAGGAAGAGAACAAGGCATTCGCCCGCACCGAGTTCTTCCGCATGGACAAGTTGGGCGTGTACCGCCTGCGCGTGCTGCCCATCGCGCCGACCACCGACGGCGTCCTTGCCCGTCCGGGTTACGAATTCCCCGTCCACCAACTGCTGCTCGAACTGGAGAAACCTTCCACGGGCGGCAAAGCCTCGTACCTGTACGTGACCGTTCCGCGAGCTACCGACGCAGGTTATCCGCTGGACCTGATCGACATCTACCGCAAGGCCGCCGTGGCGGAAGCCAAGGCACAGGGGGACGACAAACTGGCCGAGAAAATCGGGGGCGGCAGCTTCGGCGGCGGCCTCAAATACAGCTACGGCCATGCGCTCTACGTCCTCGACCTCGACGAACGGGCCAAAGGACTCCAGCTTCTCACGCTCTCGCACAGCCAGTTCAAAGACCTCGACGAGCGGAAATTCAAACTCTGGCAGAAGAAACTGGCCAAGAACCCCAACTATCCCTGTCCCGTGTGCTCGGTACACGATGCCTATCCGGTAGAAATCGAGAAGAAAAAGAACGGCGGCAAGACCGAATACCTCGTGAGCATCGACAACGAAAGCGACACCGACGTACTCTCGAAGGAGGAACTTTCGGCTCTGCTCTCCGCACCCCGCATTCCCGACATCATTTACCGCTACTCGCGCTATCAGGCCGAGGCGACCGTCGAGTACCTCAAGCAGTGCGATGCCCGTTACGGCATGGCCATCATGGAGACGGACGAGATGAAGGAGGCCATCGAAACCATCATGGCCGCCCTCCCGAAAGAGGACACCAGTTCTTTCTCGTTCGACAAACGCACGAAAGACAACAAGGACAACCCGGCAGCCGGAGCCGCCACCCTCGACGACCTGTTCGAACGGTTCGACAGCTTGCAGGAGCAGGGGTTGGGCGACCGTACCGAGCAGGGGCAGGAACTTCGCGGGCTTATCCGCGCCTACATCGAGCAGGAAGGTCTCCAGATCCGCGTGACCCGTTCAACCTCGAACAAAGACCTGCTGGACATGATCGAGGAGGCGATGCAGGGTCCCGTTCCTTCCGAAGAGGAGGAAGCACCCGAACCACCGGCCGAGGAGGAACCTCGTCGTCGCCGCAGATAAACAGACACATAGAGTTATTCATTTCAGGGAAGGAGCAGCCTTGTGCTGCGCTTCCCTTTCCTACATCACATGCTTATGCCAAAGGAAAAGAATTATCCGTGTCTGTTGTTACTGAACGACATACACGTATCCAAAGATAACATACCCGAGTTTACGGCCAACTGGCGGGAGGCCCTCGACATCTGCCGGACGATGGACATCCGGGACATCGCCCTCGGCGGCGACCTCTTCCTGAGCCGTGCCGCCCAGACCCTCGACGTGCTGCTGGCCGTTCACGACGCCCTGCTGCTGGCTGCCGAGTACGGTATGCGCGTCACGATGATCAACGGCAACCATGACAAGGTAAACCAGGAATCGCCGCGCGGCTACTGCCACATATTCGACCAACACGACAACGTGCTGGTCGCAGACGACTACATCGCCTTGCCCTGTCCTAATGGGCAGCGGTTCATCCTGCACATGGTCGCTTACTTTCCGGAGAACGGCAGCTTTCCGGAGAAATTAGAGCGGGTGCGTCTCGACCCCGAACGGTTGAACTACCTGTACATCCATGAAGGCATCAACGGGGCTCTGTCCCAGCCGTCCGACAACGAACTGCCCGTACACTTTTTCGAGGCGTTCGACAAGGTGTTCGTCGGCCATTACCACAACCGGTGCATCATCCCGAAAACCCGTATCGAGTATATCGGTTCTTCGCGCCAGCACAACTTCGGTGAGGACGAAGAGAAAGGCTACACGGTCATCTACACCGACGGTACGCACGAGTTCATCAAGAATAAGGTGAACACGCGCTACAAAGTGCTGGACGTGTCGGCCGAGCGGACGGGCCTGCACCTCATGGACGAGCTCAGAGAGATCGATGCCGACGGCCGCTACAAGGTCAAGGTGCGGGTCCATGCCCCGCAAGCGGCCATGAAATCGGTGAATAAGGCCGCGCTTTTGGAAGCCGGTGCCACCAAAGTAGAGCTTATCGCCGACGATGAAGAGATGCTTGAAGCCTCGTCTTCATCCTTGTTCGAAAAATTCGACAGCCGCCGTATCCGCGAGACCTACGAGGAGTTCTGCCGCGAGAAGCAGATCGACGAGGTGGCTGTCGGATTGGAATACTTATCTAAAATCGAGAACAAACCATGTGGAAACTGAAAACCATAGAGGCGGAAAACCTGTGTGCTTTCCGCCGCCTATCGTACACCTTGCAACAAGGCGTTACGACCCTGATATTCGGCGATAACCGTGACAACGACTCCCAGCAGTCGAACGGGGCTGGGAAATCCGCCCTGCTGGAGTGCATTGCCATCGGCATCACGGGCAGTCCGCTGCGCAAGATACGCTCCGAGGAGATTATCAACGATGCCGCCGAGGAGTGCCGTATCAACCTGCATCTGACAAACGATGCCTCGAATGAGGAACTCGTCGTCTCACGCCGCATCCCCCGCAAAGGGACATCGACGGTTGCCTGCACGCTCCGGCGAGGCGGCAAGAACGTAGAGACGGACGAGGCCGCACAGCCCTCGGTCGATGCCTATAACCGTTACATCCTCGACAAATTAGGCATCACACGCGACGAGCTGTTGAACAACTTCATTCTCTCGAAATACCGTTACGAGGACTTTCTGTCCTCCTCGGACAAGGAGAAAAAGGAGATCATCAACCGCTTCTCGAACGGTATTCTCGTCGATGAAGCTATTGCCCGTGTAGAGGAGGACATCGAGCCGCTCGGCAGCGAGCAGCAGCGGATAAACCTCGAACTGGCCGGCATCGACGGGCGTATCGAGATGTTGCAGGAGCAGATCGACCGCGAGACGGCGGCGGGTGAAGAGCGCGGGCGTACCCGTGCGACCCGCATTGCGGAGCTCGAAGCATCCATCGCCGCCAAGCGGGAACAGATACGTGCCCGGAAAGCATCGGCGGACGAAACCGACGGAATGATGGAGAAAGTCAGGCAGGCGGACGAAGCGTTGCAGGAGCTGGAATCTTCGGACACCTCGTTGGAAGAGTGCCTGAAAGCTATCGAAGCGTTTATGCCGCTCTTCCCTAATGCCCAGCGCACGGACTGGAACCGTACTCTCCGACTCAAAAAGGAGGATATGGAGGTCGCTCGCGCATCTCTTGCCAACCTCGACGCTGCGGTCAAGCACGCCGAAGGAACGCTGGCGGAGAAACGTGCGGCGTGGGAACAGTTCAAAAAAGATTACGCCGATTTCTGTTCGCAATACGAGGAACAGACGGCGGGCTATCAGTCGCGGTTGCAGGATATAGACAGCCGGTTGCGTGACCTTGCCGGACGTTTGGACGAGTTGCGCCGTAAGCGCCGTACCGTCTCGGCAGGTATCGACGAACTGTCCAACAAACTGGCGGGTTCGATTACCTGTCCTGCCTGCGGGCACGAGTTTCTGGTAGCTCACCCCGGATTCGACATCGAGGCGGGCACAAAAGAACTGCGTCTTCGTCAGCAACAGCTTTCCGAGGTGAACGGTCGCATAGAGGCCGGGGAGAAACAATCCGAGGAGGTAGAGATGCAGCAGAACCGTATCCGCACCGAACGCCGCAACATCGAGAACGAGCACCGGGATTGGGAACAGAAGCTGTCGGAACACGAGCGTGCGGTGCGCAGTGCCACGAGCAGCGTCGAGGATGCGGAGCATAACCGCAAGCGCACCCAAGCCGGGATTGCCGCCATGCAGGAGGAGATCGACGGCATCCGCCGCAAGGTATTCGACGAAGTGTTCGGCTTCATCGACGAGCGTAACGCCGCACTCGGTAGGGAGAAGCGCAAGGCCGAGGAGGACATCCGTTCGGCGGAGTGTGCCGTGGACACCCTGAAAGAGACCATCCGTGAGGTAAACGAAGCCGCCGCGACCGACCTGACCCAGTCGCTCCGTGCCACGCTGAAAGAGGAAAAGCAACGCTCGATGGAGACCGCCAGGCGCAAGTTCGACGTGGACGACAAAGTGCGGGCATTGGAAGTACAGCGCGAACGTTTCGTGCAGTTCAAGACCTACTTGGCCAATACGAAAATCGAGGCACTCAGCCGCATCACCAACGAGTTCCTCGTCGGTATCGGCAGCGACATCTGCATCCGTTTCGACGGTTATACGGTGCTCAAAAGCGGCAAGGTGCGCGAGAAAATCTCCATCTCGCTGTTGCGTGACGGCGTGGACTGCGGCTCGTTCGGCAAGTTCTCGGCAGGTGAAGCCGCCCGCGTGAATCTGGCGACAATCCTTGCCATGCAGAAACTCGTCAATGCCAACTGCGATGACGAAAAGGGTTTGGACCTGCTCGTTCTCGACGAGATACTGGAGGCAGTGGACGAAGCGGGTCTGGCGTCCATGTTCGAGGCGTTGAACGCCCTCGGCGGGACCGTGCTTGTGGTATCGCACGGGAATGTCGCGGAGGGATATCCCAATAAACTGATAATCGTCAAGGAGCATGGAGAATCGCGTATCGGATAACATCGGCCGAGAACAGGTTTTGGCGTTGGATGTGGCGACCAAGACCGGCTATTACAGCCAGCATGAGAGCGGGACGTGGAACTTCGCCGAGTCGAAACGCCGCAACGGCAACAAAATGCACGGTGCGTTCCGCGTCATGCTCATAGCCTTTATCCGCCGTTACGGTATCCGTCGGATCGTTGCCGAGGACGTGGCAGTGAACCGCCACTTCTACGACATGCGCCGCCTTGCGGAGCTGCGGGGTATCCTGCTGGAGGTCTGCGATGAACTCGACCTGCCGGAACCTGAATTCGTGAACCCGGCCACGCTGAAGAAATTCGCCACTGGAGACGGGCGGGCGACCAAGGAGCAGATGATTCGTTCCTGTCGTGAGAAATACCGCTACGACGCACCAGACGACAATGCCGCCGACGCCTGCCATCTTTATCATTACTATATCCGCAAATATCGTATTTAAGAAGTTATGACAAACATTTATAGAATTGACGCACATAGAGTTGCTGACAGATTGAGATTCAGATTGAACTATCAATCCGTCGGCCTATGGAGCAACAGGGAAAGCCACTCCCGGAAGAGGAGTTAAAAAATATCGAACTGCGTACCGAGCTGTTCAACCGCTACATCCTGCCCAACAAAAATTTGGTGTACCGGCTCTGTATCCGTTACACCTACTTGCAGGAGAACATTGCAGACAATTACAGCGAGGCATTAGTGAACTTTTTCAAGTACATCACCACCTACGATCCCCAGCGGAGCATTCTCAACTGGATACACATCGTGACCAAACGATTCGTCATGGAGCAGAACCGCCGTCACGGCCGCCTGCCTGTTTCGGAAAACGTGGATGTCTATTCGCTGGCCTCGTCGTTGAGCGATGAAGACGACACGCACGGCAACGCTATGGGGATGGAAAACTATCGAGAGTTTTACAACGACGATATCCTGAATGCCCTCGATTCGCTCAAACCCATCTACCGGGAAGCCCTGCTACTTCAACAGGCGGGATACAAGTTGGAAGAGATCGTTGAGATTTCATACCGCAACGGCAACATGAAAAGCCGGAGCCTCGACACGATGAAGAGCCGGATTTTCCTGGCGAAACAGCAGATGCGCAAACTCATTACGCCCGATGGAGAGAAACGATAAGACCCGTGTGACGGTATCGCTGTTCGAGACGCTCGTGCGCCGGCTCATCGACACCTCGTTCCGCTTTCCCGGCGGAGAGTCGGGACGGCGGACGGTGGCGGCCTGTTTGGAGCTCCTGCGCACCCACAGCGGCGGGGAGCTCTCCGACGAGCGTATCGCGGACTTCTGCATCTGCCAGGTGCATGCCATCAGCCGGTTTGACGGGAATTACTTGTCGTGCCGATGGATGCCGTCGCACTCCTTCGGACCCAAAGCTCGGGAGCGTTTTGCCGCCACCACACCGGTACGCCGTTACCACGAGGATCGATGGCTTCAGCAGGCCGGACTCATCCGTGCCGCCTTGCCGCTGCTGCTCAAAGACCGGCGGGAACATCCCCTGTGGCAGTTCCTCGATCCGGCATACGAGGAGGCGACCAAACAACGGGTGGTGAACACGCCTGTGGGCTATTACGTCTGCGGTATTTCGACTTTGCTGTGGAATCCGTTCTCGGACGCTTGCCGGACATGCTCCCGTGCCGAGCTCTGCCGCAAGCGTACTGCCGCCCGTTATCCGGAGCTCTACCGCTTGCGCCGCGAAGAAGCTGAAAGGAGGAACCGCCCATGAAAAACGCATCTGTCAATCCTTTATCGGCGGAGTTCCTCTACGAGCTCTATGCCGCCGCCCTGCGCTACGACACCCTGTGCAGCGTGGTGGCGGAGAACATGCGCAAGGAGTACCTGCCGGACCGTAGCTTCCAGAAAATTCAGGAGGTCATCGCCAACCACTACCGCACCTACAAGTCCCCACCGACGTATGCCACGCTTTCGCAGACATTCCAGGGCGACTACGACGCCATCGAGCTGTTGGAGACCTTCCGCGAGTACGAGGAGGAGAACACCAACACGGAATCCCTGACCGACCTGCTCGAAGGCTACATCAAGGGTGTGCGGTTGCAGAAAGTCTATACCGAGGTCGGCAAGCTCTACAACCAGAACCGTCAGGACAAGGCCGAGGCACTACTTGCCGAATATGCCGGATGGCTCTCGTCGTTCACGCTCCGCACCACGGCATTCGTGGATGTGGCGAAAACCTTCCGCGAGCGTTTCGAGCACAACCGCCGCCGTGAAGCCGAGAGCCGCGAAAACCGTCTGCCACAGGTGTGCCGTTTCTACATCCCGTACCTCGACGCCCTGAACGGCGGCCGGAACCTCCGGGGGCAACTGACCTGCTTCCTTGCATCGACAGGCGTGGGAAAATCCCATCTGGCCAAGCACATCGGCATACGCGCCGACATCGACGACGGGCTGCATGTGCTACACTACCAGTTGGAAGGTTCCGAGCAGGAGGCGCTGGACGCCTATTCGGGCGGGATGATTTCCCGCAATGCCTACTACTTCGAGCAGGGGAAGATTTCCGACCGGGAGTTCAAGCACTTCGAGGAGCTGGTGATGAGCTACGCCGGCAGTATCACGGTGCGTTCGTTCCCGCGCTTTGCGGCCCGCATATCAACGATGGACATCAAGAACGGCATTGCCGAATACCGCAAAATCAACGGCTACTCGCCCGATGTGGTCATCGTGGATTCGATGGACCTGCTCACCGATGCCACCCGCCGCCAATGGGGAGCCGAGCACGAACGCTCGAAACGCATTGCCGTAGCGAACGACCTCAAAGACCTGGCGGCGGACGAGAACGTGTGGATGGTGGTGACCTACCAGAGCACCATCGAAGACCGGGACTGGCTCAATAACGAGCGGAACGTGCTGACTGAATATAACTGTTCGGAGGCAAAGGGACTGGCGCGTCCCTGTACGCACCTTATATCGCTCAACCAGTCGTCGGCCGAGCGGAAAGAGTGCCTGATGCGCCTGCATGTGGCCAAGAGCCGTTTTTTCCGGAAGGGAGACACCATCAAAATCGCCACCGACTACGACAACGAGGTGTTCTATGACAGCCAACGGACGCTGAACCTGAATAGGGACTGAAACCGATGATGAACGCTTGTTCAGTTCTGTGTTTTTTCGATTGGACAAATCGGCTGCTTTTTGTCCAATCGAAAAATATAGTAAAACAGGGTATTATTGACAACTACGTTTTTATTATAATAACCTGTAAAAAACATGGATACCTGTCGGCTATACCCCATGAGAACCGCAATTCGTTCGCATCCATATGGAAATATTTTGCATATATAACGGAACTGCTCACGTTTGGCACATCTTTCACTCCGCTCTATCTTGCGGGACATAGGAATATCTATTTCTAATAGGGCAGGCAACTGACACTGTAACGAGCCTGTTCAGTAAAAAGTTCCATCATATATTCAACTTTCTTCGATTAACGTTTTTATCTTATTTTCAATAGTATCCAGCAGAACTTCTAATGGTTCTCCTATTTCGAATATCTTAGCTCCCATGTTACTTCGATATTCTGAGATTTTTATCTGCTCATCGTCTGAACGATCGTCAGCTTCGAGAATTGCTTTTACCATTGGATTAAGAATGTTGCCAATACCCATTTTTACGCGTGTGCATACTATTATGGTTTCCGCAGGTAGTCTTGCAAGGTCTTCATCCTTGTGTTTGCGCAAGTCAACGCAGCACAATGCATATTCGTCTGGATGCAGGGCTGCCATGCGCACTTGGCGAGTACTCATGTGGGCCGGTTCCGTAAAATTCCATTTACTTTTTACCTCCACATAGAAGACATCGTTCCACTCAACACCTTTCTTTACGCGTATAATAATATCTTGTCCATCCTGAACATCTTCGGTAATGGTGTCACTCTCTGTTCTTGTCGGGTTCTCCACCTGCACCAAATCCAAACCAATCTTTTCTCGCAGTACATCTTCTATATGCTTTCCTATTGCATGTAAGTGATTGAAACGAGCCTTATTCCCATACTCTAACTCTTGTTGGCGCTCCATCTTATCAAGCATTGACTCAATATTGCCTGTCTCACTTAGTTTTGCCAAACGAGCAAGGTTGTCATCTTCTATGTCCATCAACGAGAATAAACTCTTTTGAGCCTTGCCGCTCTTCATGCTGAAAGTATATGTAGCTTTCTTGTCGTTAATTTGGCCGAACCACTCTTCCCAATCCTTTGATTCGGCAATATTTAATATAATTGTACGGACTATCTTCTCGAACTTGCGGTCTTGAGGTTCTTGCTTCATGTCCGAAACAAGACTTCCCTCTATCGTTTTAGCAATATCCTCTGGCCTGTCTTCGGTTAACGATACAATGTTTTCAAAATCAGCATCAATCCAGGACTCATGCAAATCACTGCCAAAGATAGAGAGATAGATAGTAGCCATTTCACTTGGGACGCCATTGTTTTTATGCAGGTCTTTCATTAAACATAGTTTACCTTTCTGGTTAGGAAGAATGCCATAATCATCCAATCGCTTCTTATGCTCCTCGTTCGTTGAGGGGCTGTATTCAATAAGAAAGGATTTCAACCAATCTTTATTCGCATTAACCCATATGGCATCTTTTTGGTTCAATAAAAACAATGTATAATCAAGCAATAGATTGAATGTGGCACTGTAAAAATCCTCTTCTTTTTCTTCCTTGAATTTGATGATTGATAAGATCCTGAAGTCTTTACCATAAAACTTTGCTATCAACGGCATCATTCTACCTCTAATATTGTTGAACTCCGGTAGATATGAAGCGGAGCAGAATGTTATCATCGCAGTCAATTGCTCATCTGTCAAAGCAGTTTTCTCCTGATTTATCAAAGCAGATGCACGCCAAATGCCCATGGTCGAAGCAATGGCTCTTTGTAAATCAGATTGGCTATATGGATTAACTTCACATACGTCAAGGTAGGCTGGATCATATAATTTTTTCGAGTCGTCACCCATAACAACCCTTACCAGTTCATAAACCTCCGAAGTCATGAATACAGCATGATAAAGTTCGCTCTTTTTTCGCAATTCACCGGCTCTGTTAGGAAGCAACGCATAGTCTTTCATTACGGCTTCATTGCCGCTATCTTTCATTAATTTTAAGAAAGAATGAAGATCGTTACTTTTTGTTTGAATTGCTTGGCAAACATCGGTTACAGTGATAAAAAACTCGCTATCACGCTTGCAATCCCATCTGTCAATAGTTTCCGACCACGCAATCAAATCTGTTGATGGCATAAGATAAGACTGTCCATCTGCTCGTTTTGGCAAGAGCGCGTAAGTTGTTAATATTGGTTCATATTCCGCTTTTTGCTCTGGCTTTAGTTGAGAATAGAAATCTCGGTGTAGCAATTTGACACTTGTATCTGTTATCGCATAATAATCTCCATTTATCGGGAGTATTTTCCAGTTTGGTATGTGAGTATTCCATAGCGACTGCATTTCCTCATAAAATTTACGAGTTATTTCATCTTCGTCCGTCTTCGGAAATGATACTTCGCACATCTGACGAGTGAGTGTCATAGCATTTTCATCTTTGGCAAAATATGAAAACACTACTTCGGTCATATCTTTTAGTATGGCGCTATTTTCCTTGCCTTTCTCTCGCTTAATGATAGTTGAGCCTGGAAGCATGATGTTATTACGCTTTTCCACAGGATAGAAACGTTTTGAGTGGAAAATGAAATTTACACCGAAAGCTTCAGTTCCAAGCAGAGGGAACCAAAGAAATAGGCTGGGTATATCTGTCGGCACCCCGCACGAATCAGGGAATGGTGGAATGACCACTATGTCCTTCTTATCAGATTGCAAGCTTTTACAAGCAAAACATTTTTGTCCTTTATTTGTTACATGGTTAACGAGTAATACTTCTTCAGTAACCACCTGCCATCCTTTATTTTCTAATGGATTTCTGAGTTGGCTTTCAGATTTTCTCAATGAGAAATGCTCATTAGTAAGGTGATTATATATTTCCACCTCTTTGATGTGAGAGTTAATTACCAACACAAATGGCATTAATCGAATAGCACTTGACAATTGAGTTGATACATCATCAACTTGCAATGGGGTTAAATCATAGCGAAAAGATGTTGTGTCGTCGCTAATTTCATCAAGGAGGTCTCCCTTCCAGAACTGCTTGACTTTTTCAAGTTGCTCTTTCATTTTTATAGGACCGTCTGCTGTATCAACAAGGGTACGATCCAATTCAAAGTTCTTTACTTGAACATATCCCTTGATAGTATCTTTACCAGTCTTCACTACAAATGGACCATTAACATACACCAAACGATTAAAGGCATGAGTTGTCATGAAACCGGTACCATACTGACCAACTTGATCTGCTCCGTTTCTATCTTTAGAACTATCCTGTTTAACCAAAGCACGAAATGAAGTGTAGTCGAATGGCTCTCCGTGATGTAAGAAAATAATACTATTTTCTGTCAGTTCTATTTTGATGCGAGCTTCGCTACTCATATCACGTGCGTTCTGGACAAGTTCCCATAAAGCTCGTTCTCCACTTTTTTCATCAAGATCTTCTAATCCCTTGCGTATTTTATTGCAATAGCCTTCATATTCCAGACGCTCATCTTCGGACTTCTGCCAAAGTTCAACATCAGATAATTCATCTTTAATGTTTGTTACCATTTCTATTTTGCTAATGACCAATAATTGTTTAGTTTACGTAATGCTAATCAACGTGATAACATTTTCGTATCCTAAATATTTCACTTTACTACGGCGATTGATATGAATAAAAACGTCTGTTTTTCTAATTTTTGTCGGGAAGTCAATGATATTAATTGAATTTTAATGTCTTTAATAGCCGAATCCGAAATGCCAGAGCGGTATCGTATTGCCGGAAGCGAACTCGATGTTGTCTTTGACGACGAAAGCATTCGGAATACCCTCGATCTGTTTTTCCCCTTTCTTACGCCCGCCGACCTCGAATGTATAGTCATCGATCATAAAATCGGAAACGGAAGAGGTGATTACGTCGTAGTTCACCCGCATCTGATTGAAGAAGAAGGTTTCCCGGACATTGCCGATTTCGGCTTTATCCCCTCCGAGATTATAGATAAGGTTTGTATTGTCCAGATAAATCTTGTCCACCTTACCCAGCCCCCGAATCCCACCGGTATCGTCCCGAAGTTGAGCGATAAGTCCTGCCTCCTCGATGTAGAGACAATAATCGGCTACACTGTTCCGGCTTACGTTAAGCGCCGTGGCGATGCTACTGATATTGGGCTTGAAGGGTACGCTTTTGGCTATGATGGCCAGCAATTGTTTCAATTTTCGTCCTGTGGAGACATTCATGCCCGCATATTGCGGTATATCCGATTCAAGGGCAAGGTTCACGATCTGCTGAATGTGTATGCCTTGATTTTCCAGTGAAAACGGGTAATATCCCTGTCTGAGATAATCGGGGAAAAATTGAAGCGGATGGAACTTACTCGGAATCTTCACTTTGCGTTGCAGGACATCATCCAACGTATATACGGGAAATTTCACATCATGGAAAAACAACAGGTACTCTCGGAACGATAGCCCCTGCATGTGGTACATGACTGCCCGACGGCTTAAATCCGCAACTCCTTTGTTGATGTCGAGTACGGACGAACCTGTGAATACGACTTGTAATTCGGGATGATAGTCGTACATGAGCTTCAACTCCTTCGACCAGTCTTTGTACCGGTGAATCTCATCGATGAAAAGGTGTTTGCCTCCATGCTTGACGAAATCGTCGGCCAATTCCAATAGGCGATGGTCGGCAAAGTAGAAATCTTCGGCCGTGACATACAGCGATGTATCGGTGGGAAGGTTCTCCTTGATGTATTGCAAGACAAGCGTTGTCTTGCCCACACCGCGCGGTCCGGTCAGTCCGATCATGCGGCTGTTCCAGTTGATGCGGTCGTACATATAACGGTGGAAGCGGATATCCGTCTCCAGCAACAACTTGTTGTATCTGTCCTGTAATTGATTCATAATCAAAAATATTTTCCGCAAAGATATAAAAATTGCTCATAAGTTGAGCAGAAACACGTGCAAAATTGCTCACCAATTGAGCAATTTTCGTGCATCGACAGTCGGGAGAGCGAAATCCGCCATTGCGTTTGTCGAAAAACACAAAATGTTTCGGCGGCAATTTGTCGGGAAATAGGAAATCTTGCCCGAAAGAGAAATAAAAGACGGCTTTTACCAACCCATCGCTCCCGCGGCGGGCTATTTCTTTATATGTACATCACAGGGAAAGAATATGACTTGCTGGTGGCCGAGCTCCGGGCGGAACTCGGGGCACGGACGGACGGCGGCGGGAAAAACCTCATCGCCCGGTGTCCGTTCTGCGGCAAGGAGGGGAAATTCGGGATCTATATCGGCAAGGAGACGGTGCGCAAGAAACCTTTTATGGCGCACTGCTTCTCGTGCGGACGCTCGACCACGACTTTGGGCAAGCTGCTCGAAAGCCTCGGCCGGATGGATCTGCTGCCGACGGAAACGGTGGCTTTCGACGAACCGCTTCCCAATGTGCTGTTCCCGTTGGAGGATGCAGAGGAAGAGGTCGATGACGAGTTGGGCATCGTATCCCTTCCTGAATACTGGCGGCGTACCTTTACCCATCCTTATCTGCAAAGCCGGGGATTTACCTACGACGATTACGACCGCTTTCCGGTGGGCACCACCTGCCGGCTGAACCGCCGCTGGGACGACTACGTGATTTTTCCCGTCATCGACGCGGGCGACACGGTGGGTTACGTGGCCCGCCATACGTGGAGCAAGGAGGAAATCGACCTCCATAACCGTCGGGCCGCCCGCAACGGGGAGTACAAGATGCTGCGCTGGCACAATTCCACCGAGAACGACTTCGTGAAGCTGCTCTATCATTACGACGGCATCGTGGAGGGTGATACCGATACGGTCATCCTGACCGAAGGCATCTTCGATGTGGTCGCCCTGACCCGCAAATTAGACCTGTACGACAACCGCCGTATCGTCGCCGTCGCCACCTTCGGAAAGAAAATATCCCGTACCCAAATCTACAAACTCCAGACGAAAGGCGTCCGCACGGTGGTCATCGGTTACGACGGTGATGCCGTGGAGGCCGTCAAGCATACCGCCTCAGAGCTCTCCGCCTATTTCGAGGTCTTCGTGGCGGACATTCCTGATCCGGAGAAAGACTGGGAAGACCTTACGGCGGAAGAGATTTACCGTGTTTTCGCCTACGGGTTGAAAACGCCCATTGAATATCAACTCACTAAAATACAACAGAAATAGCATGAACGAATTACATGAATGGCTGGAAGCGCACCGCATCGCTTACCGGCCCATAGACCGTGAAGTGGTCGAAATCGAAGGGTTCGGCAAACTGTTCCTCGCGGACCTATCCGGGGTGAAGTCGATTTTCCGCGTGCGAGGCGCGGAGGTGGAATTCAACCTGATGGAACGTCCGGAGGTGCTATTGTCCGAGGGCATCGAATACGTCGCCTTCCCGTTCGGAGACAACTGGTACTACTACTCCCTCCGGGAGGGCTTCAGGTGGAACATCCTCAAACATGTGGGGCGGCGGGTTCCCTGCAAGCGAAAAACCCCGTTCGTGAACTTAGGTGTCCATACGCCCTATGAACTGCTCAACGCCTCGGGCGACGTGTCGCAGTGGGTGCGGAAAGCCGTGTGGATGGGCCATAGCGCCCTCGGTATCTGCGACCGGAATACGATGGGTGCGACGCTGGCGTTGCAGAAAGCCTGCGACAAGGCCGGCATCCGTCCCATTATCGGATACACCTGTACACTGTCGCACGAAGGCGAAAAGGTGGAGGTGAAAATCTACTGTCAGAGCCAGCGCGGACTCAGGAACCTGCTGCGCATCCAGAAAGCCGTCATGGTGGATGCTGCGGACGCGACCGTTCCGCTCCCCGAACTACTCCGCCGGGGCGAAGGGAACGTATTGGTGTTCGGCAAACTCTCGCCGTTCTGGATGGAAAAGAACCTGCATGCGGTGAAAGCCCTGCGGGAGACCTTCGACAACGTGTTCTACCAGGTGGATTTGTCGGAGTACAAGGCCGAGCGGTTGGATGCCGAGGTGCTGAAGGCGACCGCCTATTTCTTCCATACCTTCTATGACGAAAAGAACGACAGTTTCCTGGTCGAGCCGGTGCTCATCGCCGATTGCTACTATCCGGACAAGGACGATGCCCGCACGAAAACCGTGCTCAACAAAATCGCCACTGGTGCCGCCCATGCCCAGAGCGACGACCAATACTTCAAGGACATCGACGAACACTATGCCGCCGTGTGTGCGCTCTTCGACGGGGAACGGTGGGACACGGACGCGCTCTTCGAGCGAATGTGCCGCCACACGGTGGAGATCGCCGAGGGTGCCGAAGCCCGTTACCAGACCGAGCGGAACTACATGCCCCGCTACGACATGACGGCGGAGGAACAGCAACGTTACGGCGACCGTTACACCATGTTCCGGCAACTGTTGGAGGAGGGCTTCCGGCGGCTCGTGCCCCGTGAGCGTGCCGAGGAGTACCGCAAGCGGTTGGAGAAAGAGGTCTATATCCTCGAATCGACCGACAACATCGACTACATGCTCGTGCAGTACGACACCGTGAACTGGGCACGTCGAAGCGGCATTCTCGTGGGCTGCGGGCGCGGTTCCGCCGGCGGTTCGCTCGTGCTGTACCTGTTAGGTATCACGCTCATCGACCCCATCCAGTACAACCTGCTCTTCGAGCGTTTCCTGCTGCCCGAGCGTGCCGGGCTCTATCCCGATCGGGTAACCCGCCTGACCGACCGCGTGCTGTCGGACCGTGCCGTCCGCATCCGTTTCGACAACGGTGTGACCCTGCGGCTCGACCGGGACGCCGAATTAGTGATTGCCCGTGACGGGAGCCGCCTTACGGTCTATGCCGACCAGCTCCGGGAATCGGACGATGTGCTTTTCGACAACCGCGACCTGTTGTTCAACTTACAAGGCGATCTCTTATGAAAATCGTACACATCCAGCAGGAACAACTTCCGGAACGCATACCGATAGCGGACAGTTTTGCGGGCGACGGCTACCGGCAAGGCCCCGGCGGCCAGCTTCCCGACGTGGACATCGACTTCCAGTCCGACCGCCGGCAGGAGGTCAAGGAGTATCTGGAGCGGCGGTACAACACCGACGGGCGACAGCAGGTCTTCTCCGCCGGTACGCTCACGACCCTCAAAATGAAAGCCGTGCTGAAAGACGTCAGCCGCATGCACCGTGTGCCGGTCGGTGTGGTGAACTACATCACTGCCATCTTCGGGGATGACAACATGACCTGGACCGACCTGTTCAAGCTGGCCGCCACCAACAAGAAAGTCCGGGACTTCATCCTACGGTACCCGAGAGTCATCGAGGACATCCGCCCGCTTATGGGGCAGCCGCGTTCCGGTTCCGTCCATGCCTCGGCCATCATCATCACGCCCAAACAACAGGACGGCGAGCCGATGGAGTGCTTCGACTACACGCCCATCAAGAAAGTGGACGACCTGCTCATTTCCGAGCTGGACGGATACTCCATCGACGAGGTCGGGTTGCTGAAAAACGACTGTCTCGGTATCAAGGAGCTGTCGAAAATACAAGCGGTCATCGACATCTGCAACCGGGAATACGGTGCGGGGCTCTCCTTCGAGGGTATCGTGCGCAGCGGACTGGATGACGAGAAGACCTTCCGCATCCTGTCGGAGGGCTACACGCAGAACGTCTTCCAATTCTCCTCGCCGGGCATGACCCGCTTCCTGCAAGACATGCGGCCGCAGTGCATCGGCGACCTGATTGCCGCCGGAGCGTTGTACCGTCCGGCGACGCTCGATTCGGGTTCGGCCGAAAAATACCTGCTCTGCCGCCGTGAGGAGGTGGCGCCCGTTTACCTGTGGGGAACCTACGATGCTTTGAAAAACACCTACGGCGTACTGGTCTTTCAGGAACAGCTCGCCCAGATGGCCCGGGAAGTCGGAGGCTTCTCGCTGGCCGAGGGCGTGCGGCTGCTGAAACTCATCTCCAAGAAGAAAATCGACGTCATCCGCGCCATGAAGGAGAAGTTCATGGCGGGAGCTGCCGCCAAAGGGTGTCCCAAAGAAGATGCGGAACACATCTGGGAGATGATCGAGGCCGGCGGCGGTTACCTGTTCAATGCCAGCCATGCCACCGCTTATGCTGTCACCAGCTATGTGGGAGCCTACCTCAAAGCCAACTATCCGACAGCGTTCTACACCGTGGCATTGCAGTGGGCCGACGACAAGGAAATCCCGTTGCTGATGTCCGAGCTGGAGCTCTGCTCGAAAGCCCGCATCGTACCGCCCGAAATCAATACCTCCCGACAGGTATTCTTTACCGACTACGGCACGGACGAAATCTTCTGGTCACTCGGCCGTATCAAACAGCTCGGGGCCAAAGCCGTTGCCTGCATCGTCGAGGAGCGCGAGAAGAACGGTCCTTACACCTCCATCGAGCACTTCATCCACCGGATATTCCGGTACAAATTGAAGAAATACGCTTACTGGGACGACCCCGACAATGCCGAAGAATCCGTGAGGGTGCCGGTCAATGCCCGACATGTGCGGAACATGATTCTGGCCGGATGCTTCGACAAGGTAGAAGGTATCGGTACGGTGACCGAGCGTTACGGCCTGCTTGCCCGTGCTGCAACTGAATTAGGCTTCACGCTTTCGGAGAAAGACTTCCCCGAGGAACTGGTCGGGCGGCATTACTTCTGGAGCCGCCAGCAGATTGCCGTGTCGGGCATCGGCTCGGTGGACTATCGCCGCATCTTCGAGGCATCCGAAGCCCGTGCGCTCGTGAAAGGCAAAGTCTCCTACCTGAGCCTGCATGACGTGCTCGACCCGGCCAGCGACGGACGGCGTGCCGCCGTATGCGCTTCCGTCACGGAGCTGTCCGAGCACACGTACAAAGACCGGACGAGCGGCGAACGCAAGCGGTTTATCAAGCTGACGCTCCAGCAGAATAACGACGTGGCGGAGATGGTCTGCTGGAGCGAGACCTGCGAAGCCCATCGGGAGGAAATCTCCGCCCTGAAAGACCGTATCGTCATCGTGTCGGGGATGGTCAAGTACAGCGACTATTCCGGCACGAACAACCTCCAAAGCACCAAATCGACTATCATTCATATCGTATGAGAATCAACTTATTCGGATAATATGGCAACACCCAAGACAGAACAAGGAATCTATACGGCCGTCGTGCTCGACTTCGAGACCGGCGGTCTGGACTGCACGCGCTGCGCCTGCACGCAGATTGCCATGCAGGCCGTGCGGCTCGACACCTTCGAGGTGCTGGGACGCTATGCGAACTACATCGCCCCTTACGACAAGCAGCCTTTGGGCGGGGCACCCAAGCGCAAAGTGCTCAAGACACGTCGGGAAATCGAACAGGAGAGTGCATCCGAACCGATGGACTACGAGGCCACCGCACTGAACTACACCGACATCACGATGGACCTGCTACGGACACGGGGCATCCCCTTGAAACAGGTGGCGGCGGAGATCATCGACTTCGCCCGCAAGCATACCCTGAGCAAGGGCGTCCGTTACAAGCCCGTACTTATCGGGCAGAACATCCCGTTCGACGTAGGCTTCCTGCAACAGATGATGGCTTATGCCGGGTTGCAGAAAGAGTTCGCGCAGGTATTCGCCGGCACGACGGATTTTTACGGGAACTTCCAGCCCCATTACCTCGACACCATCGACCTGGCACGGCTCTGTTTAGCCGCCGATCCGCAGGTCACGTCCTACAAGCTGGAGCTGGTGGCCGAACGTCTCGGTATCGAGCTGGACGATGCACACGACGCCGATGCCGACGTGACGGCTACACGGGAAGTGGCCGCCCTGTGCTGCCGCCGTCTGCGGCAGAACGGGGATACGGACATTTCGCAGCAGCGGACACCGAAAACGAGGGACCATTTCAAAATCTGAAGCTATGGAAGAGAAGAACGAAGACAAGATAGAACGGGTTACGTTCCGGGTGGAAGACCGCATGACCTACGGGGTGCTGAACTACGACGGTAACGAGCTGATGGCCGCCATTACGGGGTATGACCTGAACGTGGTGTTCAACATGCGGCTCATCAACTCGCTGGCGGATGCCGAAGCGTGTGCCGACGCGCTGGCCGATGTGTTTTACCAGACACTGATGGAGCAGCTTATCTCCAGAAAGGCGGATTTTATTCAACCGCCGAAGCCGTAATTCTCTATTCTTTTTCAAACGACAATGTGATGAAAAAGAAAGATAACGATAAGACGAACGAGGTACTGCCGGCGGTGCCTGTCCCTTTGGCGGACAAGCCGCTGACCGAAGAGGAGGACAAGTTCTGCGAACTGTACGTCTCCGGTGGTCCGCTCTATGCCGGCAACCACCGCAAGTGTTACGAGGAGGTGTTCGGCAAGGGCAAGAACGTACCTATCGCCAGCCGACTGCTGCTGGGGCGTCCGCACATCTCTGCCCGCATCCGGGAGATGATCGACAGCGTGCAGTTCGACGTCGAGACCATCGCTACCCGATTGCAGGTGGCCGAGACCCTCAAAGCGGTGATGAGCGAAACCTCCTCGGCCGAGTACACCGACAAATTCGGCGTACCCCTCTCTCCGGCACCGTTGCGTGCCGTAGCCGTCAATGCCGCCAAAGCCCTCATGGAGCTGTATCCCATCAAGTGCTCGCAGGAGACCAAACTCCGTATCGACGGCGGTGAGGGCGGCGTAGTCTTCAACGTCATCGTCCCACAATCCACGCCCCATGAGTGAAAATAGAAACCGACCGAAGTTCAGCCGCCGCACGGCGGAACGGGTGCTTTACATTCTCGTTATCCTCGGTTTGCTGCTGTACGGGCTACTGCGGGATTCCGAGGTCGCCGCCCGGCTTATGGAGGCCATTACGAATGCTTTTTCCATCTTAATACAAAATCCATCATGACACAAGTAAGAAACTTCATCAGCGACAACTTCCGGACGATTATCATCATCGTTTCGTTTGTCGTGACCCTCTATGTGCAGCACGTCAGCAACACCGAGCATATCAACGAACTGACACGCCGCTGCCAGACGCTGGAGCTGAAAGTACAGGACCAGTACGAACGTATCGACGCCATCAAGCTCGACAAGGCTGTCTTCGAGGCCACCATGACCCAGTTTACCTCCTTGCAGACCGACATCCGGGAAATGCGGGAAGACATCAAGGAACTCTTAAAACACAACCGATGAGCAGATGGATACTGTCTGTTGCGCTCCTCTTGTCCGCCGGGCATATCCGGGCGCAAGACGCACGCTTCGAGTCGGCCGTGGCCTGTATCAAACGCTACGAAGGCATGCACGACCACCGCCATCTCCCGTATGTCGGTTACGGGCACAAACTCCTGCCGGGCGAATCGTTCCCGGCAATGACCGAGAAGCTCGCGGACTCGTTATTGCGTGCCGACCTGAGAAAGAAATGCGCCGTATTCCGCCGTTTCGGAGCGGATTCCCTGTTACTCGGCGTGTTGGCCTACAATGTGGGTGAATACCGACTGTTAGGGTACGGAACACAGTCGAAAAGCCGATTGGTGTGCAAGCTCGAAGCCGGAGACCGGGACATTTATTCCGAGTATGCGGCATTCTGCCATTACAAAGGGAAAGCCGTACCCTCCATCCGGAGGCGACGCGAAGAAGAATTCAAAATCCTATTCATCAAATAAAAAGCGTTATGATTGCAAGAAATTCAAAAGTGAAGATAGTGGCATCGTCCCAGCTTACGGAGATGATGCTGGAAGAATTAGTCGGGAAAACAGGTGTCGTGTCGGAAGACCTCACCGGCCCCGAGCGTCGCGGATGCAAGGGGTATATGGTGTTTCTCAAAGACCCGTACCAAGAGGAATACGAGTGGTTCATCCCCGTCGAATCCGTCTGCCATGCGTAAGAGTACCCTGTATTTGAGCCTCGCCGTGCTGTTGCTCGGTGGGGCTGTCGCAGTTCTGTGGCAACGCAACGGCTATCTCAAGGAGGAACGCAACCGCTACCGCAGCAATACAGAAGCGTTGCTGTCGGATATGAAACGCATCCGTGTCGATTCGACGACTATGGCAGTGGATGTGAACGCGCTGCGGTTGCGGGTGGATGAGTACAAGCGGCTGCGTGCCGAGGATACCGAAAAAATCAGGCGGCTCGGGGTGAAAATCAAACACCTCGAAGCGGCGGCACGGCATGAGGTTGAGGTGGCCGGACCGATAGACGCCGTGATACGGGACACGGTGGTTGTGCGGGATACGGTGCCGATTCTGCGCCAAAGGGTGGAGATGGTTACGCCGCACATCCAGCTTACGGGAATCATCGAGGACAACCGGCTGCGGGGTGAGATACGGGTGCCGGTGACGCTGCACCAAGCGGTGTGGGTAGAATATAAGGGCTGGTGGTTCTGGCGGCGGGTGAAGGCCGTGCATCAGACCATTTCAAGCGACAACCCGTATGCGGAGATACGGTATTCGGAGTATATACGACTATCAAAATAAATAAGAAGAAAGATGTACAGTATTGTCATGTCCCAGTACAGTCGGTATCGGGATATTTTATTATAACCGTTTCCGGCTGCCGTACCGCTATTCTTTGATGTAACTCTAACTGCATCAAAGAATGAAACTGCTTCTCAGACGCAAATACAAGGCGGAAAACTATACCATCGGCGACCTGTCAATCGACGGGCGTTTCTTTTGCCATACCATCGAGGACAAAATCCGTGAATTGCCTGCCCAGTGCCCCTATACGCCGTCGGGACGGTCGTGCCGCTGTCGGGAGAAAGTGTATGCCCGCACGGCGATTCCGGAAGGCACTTACAAGGTGACGATGGAATACAGTATGCGGTTCAAGCGGGTGTTGCCGTACCTGCATGACGTGCCGCATTTCTTAGGTATTCTGATTCACAGCGGCAATACGGAGGAGGATTCCGCCGGGTGCATCATCGTGGGCAAGAACACCGTCAAGGGCAAAGTCACCGAATCGCGCAGGACATCGGACGCGCTGAATGCTCTGCTTGCCAAGGCTTCCGACATTGACATCGAAATTGTGGAAGCATGGCGCTAAAGAAACTGAAGGCTCCCGAAAGTCTGAAAATCGACTTTTGTCCGTCGCCGAAGCAATACGAACTCTGGAAACTGCTCCAGCCCGAATGCCCGCTGTGCGGCGGCGAGGTAGAACAGATGCTTATCGGGTACGACGCCAACCACAATCCACGCTACAAGCCTTACTGCAAGCGTTGCAACAACCAGAACATTCCGCAGTTGGTTCTGGGCGGCGGAGCTGCCGGCGGCGGCAAGTCATTCGTTTCCAGCGTATGGTTGGTGAGCAGTTGCATCCGTTTCCCGGATATTCGTGCCGTAGTGGCCCGAAAGACGCTGAAAAGTCTGAAAGAATCGACGTGGAACACCATCCGCATGGTCATCAAACAGTGGGGATTGGTGGAAGACGAACACTATCACATCAACAACGTGGCCGGTACGCTGCGGTTCTGGAACGACTCGGTCATCATCATGCTCGACTTGGCCGACCAGCCGTCCGACCCCAACTTCGAGCGGTTCGGTTCGATGGAGGCGACGATTGCCGCCTGCGACGAGGTGTCGGAGGTCAGCCAAAAGGCTATTGAGGTGCTGTTCTCGCGTCTGCGCTGGAAGACTCACGAGACCTTCAAGGTATCGAAGATGCTGCTCACGACGAACCCCACGACCAACTGGATACGGGGGCGGTTCGTGCAGGACGACAACGGCGACCGGGTGACGCCCCGTGAGGGTGAAGCCTACGTGCCGTTCTCGGTGTTCGACAATCCCGATATCGCTTTCCGCCAGACCTACGAAGCCGCCCTGAACAAAATCAGCGACCAGGCGACGAAAGAACGGTTGCTTTACGGCAACTGGGACTTCGTGGAGGCCAACGACATGGCTATCTACAACCGCTTCGACGGAGCCGTGCATTTGGTTACTGGACTGAAAGAGCGGGTGTACGACCCGACGCGGCCGCTGATTACCGTGTGGGATTTCAATGTGGCTCCGCACATGAGCGTGCTGCTTGCCCAAATCGACTACGACACACGGAAGGTTTACATTCTGGAAGAGGTGTTGGGCACGGCAGCCGCCAAAGAGAACAACACGCCGGCATTGGCCCGCCGGATGAAAAAGAAACTGCTTTTAGACAAACAGATCGGCGGTGTGGACGTAACGGGCGACCCGGCAGGATTGCAACGCTCCACGGCTTCCGAGGACGGCATCAACAACTTTACGGTCATCACGGAAACGCTTGGACAAGGCGTACTGCGCCCCCGCGTAAAGCTGCTCAAGAAACAGCCTCCCCAGATTACGCGGTGCGAGTTCGTCAACGAACTATTTAACGGTTACAACGGCTGGGAGCTGCGCATCGACCTGCGATGCCGCAAGCTGACAGAGGATTTGATATACCAGACGAAAAATGAGGACGGCACCAAGTCCAAGCAGAAAGTGACCGACCCGAAGACCGGTGTGAAATACGAGAAGTACGGCCACCTGTCCGACTGCCTGGACTACCTGCTCTGCTACTACCTGCGGGATAGTTGGCACAAGTACAAAAACGGCAATGCGGGAAACTACCAGGTGGTATCGACGGCAATGCTTCATGAAGGATTCAACTATTAAAGAAAAAGACAATACATGTACAGAAGATTTCTTAATAACGAGGATTATTTAGGCATCATCACGCAAGAAGCCCTTTCGCAGATAACCAGAGGGAACAGCGACCGTTTTATCCAGGCGGAGGAGTCGGCCGAGATGAGTATTGTGGAGTACCTGTCGGAGAACTACGAAATCGAGCGGGAACTCGGCAAGGGGAAATATATCGCGGAATACGACCGTCGGATTACATTTCCCGTGGGGGCGCATATCTACCATGAGGGGACGATTTGCGAGGTCATCCGCTCCATGAGCGGTTATAAAATGCCGGCGGTAAAGACCTACTGGCAGGAGCATGTGGATGTCAATTTGGACACGGCGACCGTCGAACGTTATTCGCAGTTCGGCACCTATTATCCGAATGACCTCGTACTGTACAACGATGTGGTATATGCTTGTACGGTCGAGAACGGGTATAAGTTCGGCGAGATTCGCATTCCGATGGCCGAGGGCTGGCTGGAGGCGGAATATACCTTGTGGCAGCCGATAAACTACCTTCTGTGGGACGTGGTGGAGTTCGAGGGAGCGTTCTATACGCTGATGACGTTGGACGGGTTCGACAATAACGTTACGCCGATGGAATCAGATAACTGGGGGGCCATTGCGGACTACGATCCCGCCTATAACAAATATGAATTTTCGGAACACGAATATGTGGTGTACGAGGGGCGTGTATTCTATCCCGGAACGGATGTCAATGCCGACCTGCCACAGCGGGGAGTGAACCTCACGCCGCATGATCCGCGCAATTACAACCTGAAGAAACACATGGTACGGCTGGCGTTGTACGAACTGACAAAACTCATCGCCCCGAATAACGTGAGTGTGGTCAGGATGCGCGATTATGAAGATTCGATGAAGTGGCTCTCGGATGCGGCAAAGTTGCGGTTGAATCCGCAGATTCCCCGAAAAGTGGCAGAGGACAACAAGCCCGTGACGGACTGGCAACTTGCTACGTTCCAGACGGACTACGACCCGTGGAAAAATCCGTGGATGACGTGATTTCTTGTTCTGTTCAAGCTGTTTGCATGTATGTGTATGCAGGTTATTAAGAATCAGATATTTGATTGATTCGGGGCTCATGAAAAGACTATATGCAAACATCTGCATCTGATTGCGGAAGTGTTAATTATCAGCGGTTTATTACACGATTTTTGCTATATTTGCGTTCGTAAAACGAATATATCACTAAAAAAATATCGAGCATTATGACAAAAGCTGAAATCGTTGCAGAGATTGCAAAGCAGACGGGAGTGGAAAAGACGGTAGTAATGAATGTCGTGGAGGCGTTTATGGAAAGCGTGAAGGGTTCGATGATTGCAGGGAATGAGGTGTTCCTGCGCGGATTCGGCAGTTTCATCATCAAAAGACGGGCAGAGAAGGTAGCCCGCAACATTTCGAAGAACACGACGATTACGATTCCGGCCCATAACATTCCTGCTTTTAAGCCGGCCAAATCGTTTTTAGCCGCAATAAAGGAAGCTAAATAGCGAGTCGTAAAGCGAAATAAAAGATTTGAAAGGCGTGGGATTGGTTCATTTCACGCCTTTTTTGTCGGCAGGCTTTTGTTCTTTGTCGGGAATACAAATGAATGCTGTGTCGGAGAAGGTTACTTCTGCGGCTTCGTCCGGAAAGAAAATGCCTTCGGTGACGAGTTGCTGCATGATTTCCCAGGCTTGCTGTTCACGGGAAGAACTATTAGCGGTAACAGGTTCTGATTGCGGAGCGGACGGGTGTTTCTGGGTCTTGTCCATTGCCTTGTAAGGGTGGCTGCTGCCCCTACAGACCGGTTATGTTCATATACGAAAAGCGTGGGACATCAGCTTGCCGTAATCGAGGTTCTGGTAAACCCTACACATAACAAGTAACGCCCACGCATAACGTGAGCATTCAGTCTTGTTATCCCATGTGTAGTGAATTTACCAGATTCCGATTTACGGGATAAAAGCCAAACGCTTTCCAATATTTTTCTTAAAACACCGCAAAGATAGCGATTATTTGCCGTGTTTGCATAAAGAAGCCGCAAGAACTTATGAAAATACCTCATTTATCAGTTCTTACGGCTCGTTTTCCAGTGTCCGAAAACTATATATGTCAGCGGACTTTGTACAAGGCAATCAGCCGGCCGTTTTGCATATCGGCGATGAATGTACCATTGTAGAGGGTGCATTCGTGGATGTGCGTATCTTCGGGGTCGGATTGAAGGAGGGATTGCCGGGCGGTTTCGTCGATTACCTGCATGGCAACACCTTGTACGGTTGCGGTGGTGGCATCGACGGGCAACATCATAAGCTGCTCCAAGAGCGATTTTTCCATTGACCTGAATGTTGAGACCTTATGTCCCTCTCAGGTCCGGTTATACATGCGAAAAGCGTGGGACATTACACTTGTCGCAACACAGGCTCTGGTAAACCTTCTCCCGCAACAGATAATGCCCACGCATAACGCAGGCGTCTATCTATTTGCATTGCGGGAGATCGAAATTTACCAGACTTCGTGTTGCAAAGCAAAAGCTAAACGCTTTCTAAAATATCTTAAATCTGTTGCAAAGATAGGTATTCTGCCTGAAAAAACAGGAAATATAACAAAGAAAGCTATCGGGAAAATTCCGATAGCTTTCCTATTTGAGAGCAGGTTGTACGTTATTTTGTTCTCGACGGGACGAACGTGATTCGCTTTGTGCCTTTGGATGTGGTATATTTTCCCAAATGGGTGGAATAGAATAATCGAGGTGGAACGTCCTTCATGACGAAAGAACCGAATCCGGCCCATTTTACAGGTTCACCTGTCGCAAGGGTGCGTTTGGTTATCTCGACGGCTTTGTCGAGTATCAGCGTGATTTTGTCTTGTGATATGGGCGGGTCGAGTTCCTGCGAGATGGTGCGGATCAGCTCTTTCTTGTTCATTGCTTCTTAATACCAATATAGGATTCTAAATTACGCAAAAA